CATCCGTTAATGTCGGCAACCAGCCGAATGTCTAACGCTAAAAATGCGACAAACCTGTTTCATTTTTATTAGTACTTAGTTAAATTAAATACGTAGTTCTTCGGAGGTTGACGCTTTGTTCGTCGACAATGATTTTCCGAAGCTGCTCGGTGCGGAGTTATACCGTCCCCATCCTGCGTATGTCGTAGAGATGGCAGCTGAGCCGGTGGTTGTTCACGATTTCTCGAAGCAACCCGGCCAGACCGTACAGCTTGATCGTTACCGTTTCTGGGGCAATCCCGGCTCGAAAGAGTCTCGGGAGCGCACCGCTGAGCAGACCATCGGTACTGCTAACAGCCGGAACATCGTCAAGGACAAGGTGCTCGTGACCCTCCGCGAGTACACCGGTCCTGCCGACCCGACTGATCCAACCCAGCCCAGCACCTTTAAGATTGCTCGCGAGACTCTGATCACCGCGCAGCGTCTTCTGCTGGACACCGGCAACCTGACTGCCTTCCACCAGTCGATTGGTTCGCTGACCCTGCTCGACGACTATCGTCGGTGGCGCGACCGTGTATTCATCAACGAACTGCTGAAAGCCGTCTCTAAAGGCAAGGCTTCCGACAGCCAAGGTGGATACTACTACCCCGGCGATCTCGCTGTTGGTAGCCTCACCTACGCCAACGCCGAGCAAGCTAAGTTCGACGTTAAGGACGACCTGCTGCGCGTGGTGAAGAGCCTGCGTAAGCGTAACGTTCCTACCTACCAGGACGGTTTCTATCGCTGCGTTTGCGATCCTACCTTCCTGATGCACCTGCGTCAGAACAGCGACTTCCGTGAAGTTGCTCGTTACCCTGGCAATGGTCAGATCAACCCGCTCATGTCGGCGATGCAGCCTAACGCTGCTATCTACATGGGTCAGGGCTTCGGTCAAGCCACCTTTGTGGCGGGTGAGCCGATCATGCCCACCGGTTTCGTGTTTGAAGGCGTGCGATTCTTCGAATCCACCAACATGCCTACTCAAACCGCAACCGCAACCATCGCTGGTACCAATAAGTCTTACGACACCGCGATTGGTATGTTCTTCGGTCCCCAGAGCGTGGGCGTCGGTATCGGCGGCAACAACGCTCAGGTGCTCCTGAACAACAACGACGACTTCAGCCGTTTCATCATGATGATTTGGAGCCTGTACGCAGGTTTCGAACTTCTGAACGCTGATTTCGCCACCATCGGCTACTCCTTTAGCGCTTGAGGAGGTAACTAACGATGGCAATTAATCCCGCTCAGATCTCCGTTACCAAGATCTATCCTGGTAACTACACGAACGTTCTTCGGTATTGGCACGAGTCCAAGTCCGTTGACTTTCTGAATGAAAACGGCAGCCCCGAGACGCTGGCTAACCAGCCTGTCGGTGGTCCCGTTGGTGTGATCTTCCGTCCCGGTTGGATCGCTCAGCAAGCTGTTGGTTACGTTGACCTGTCTTATCAGGCTCTGGGTACCAACAACCAGCTCGACTACTACACCACCCCTTGGGGTTCCGGTCAGAATGGTGCTCCCCAGCCCTTCCTGAACGGGAATGTGATCATTCCCTCCCCGGATTTCCACAAGGATATCCGTGCCGACATCACCAACGGCATCACCGTTCCCTCCGGTGCCTATGTGTACCGTGTGGGCCTCCGTCTCGACGGCGGCGATGTGGTGAGCAGCGGTGTGGCCGGCGGTTCCGCTACCCCCACCCTGGGTCTCGGCCCGAACGTGGGCGTGGGTCTGTCCACCACCCCCAGCGTCAGCGGCTTCTTCGCCACTGTTGCAGGTTCGAACAGCCGTATCGAAAACGGTTCGTTCAATTCCAGCAATGCCTGGAACCCTGCAAATATGCACGTGGTGACCGCTGACACCACCTACAAGCTGTACACCGTGGGCAATCTCGGTGGCACCGCTGCTTCAGGTCTGGCTCAAGCTTCCGGTGTGTACGATCCTCGTGCTCAGTCCGGTAAGCTTTCCGCCAAGAACAAAGCACTCGCTCTGTGCGAAGTGTGCTGGCTCGTCCCCGATGAGCCGCCCAAGCGCGACGATGTGGCCCTGCAGCCCGCTGGTCTGGTTGAGTCCAGCATCTACACCTCGACGACTCCGGCCTGATATAGTCAGGACGCGAACCACGGGGGCCCCCTCTTCGGAGGGGGTTTTTTATTTGCGTGTAGCTATACTGAGTGTCGATAACTGATCACATAATGGCAGTCGCCGAAATGAAGGAGTACACGTTCACCCCCAACGGTGTAAAAGTCTCCGTCATCAGTGTTCACGATGATGGTGAATACTACATGGTTAAGTCGGTAACTACCGGTAAAATCTTCTTCGCTCATAAGAATCAGATTGTCGAAAAAGAGGTAGAGGCGGAAGCAACCGAGAAATCAACAAAACAGCGCCGTGGCCGCACTATCGCTAAACCAGAGGTTCCCGCTTTCAATCGAATCAATATCAACAGCGCTCCTCCTGAACTCCTAACTCAAGTCTTAAAAGGAGTCGGAATGAAAACTGCGGTTCAAATTAAAGAGCTGCAGCAAAGTATGCCTGGAGAGCGCTTCTCTAAACTTGAACAGCTTAAGGAAATCAAACACGTTGATTGGGATTCGGTTCTGGCCGACGATCACGTTTACGTAGAGTGATATAACTAGGAGCCCTAGAATGTAAAAAAATTAGGGTTCTGTTTTGTGTCTCAGCTCCTGACCTCTCAGCTTCAGCAAATCGAGAGATTTCTCGCTGAGCAAGGGGTCATTTTTACTGACCAGATAACAGACGCAACTAAACGCGAAGTTGTATATGCAGCAGTAAATCAATTAACCCGTAACGGTTTTGAAACAGAAAGTCATGCTTTATGTCAGTATGATTTTGATCGTGTCTGTTATCACTTAAATTACAATATAGCTTCGGTTGATCCTGCCGATTACTCTCGATTACTAGAAGCTTGTAATAACATTCCTAGTGAATTTTATTACGGTAAAGTTGTAGAGCAGATACAACGCTGCGAGACAGCAGAACCCCTCTGTGAGCTAGCTAATAATCGCGCTACTAATCGTCAAGAAATAATTTTGGGTGACGGTACTGAAATCTTGAATCGTTCTATCGCGATTCAAGATAAACGTGTTGTTGCCCGCCTGTGGCGAGAAAACTATTTATTCGAATGTGACCGATTGTCTCACATTCTTCATGTCGTTAATTATAAAGATCCGGTAATAGCCCAGTCCCGTTTTATCGAGACTGAGGGAGATTTTATTCAGGGTTATCCTGGTCCTCCTAATCCCGCTTTGGCGGATGATTTGTATTTTTCTACCAATTGGCACTAAGTAGAATATTTATAACCAGGGAGAAGCAGCGTGGCTGATTTAACTACGCAAGAATTAGAACAGATCCAGAGTTATTTAGCTCAGCAGGGTATTGTTTTTCAACCGGATACGGTTGATGGTACTAAACGTGAAATAATATACGCAACGATTAATCAGCTTGCCAGAAACCCTGCCCAGGTTTTCGGATATCGTTTAGACGATTTTAACTTTAGTCGTGTCGCGTATCATCTTGGGTACAACATAGCCACGGTTCCTGCTGGCGATTATTCCCGCTTGATGCAGGCTTGCAACAGTATTCCCAGCGAAGTTTACGTCGATAAAATTGTGCAGCAGATTGAGCGCTGTGAAGAAGCAGAGCGTCTAACTGAACTTGCAACTGGGCGTGCCACAAGTCGTCAAGAAACGATTTTGGGTGACGTTAACCGCTCCATCAATATCCAAGACAAACGCGAAACAGCTCGTATCTGGCGCGAGAATTATGTGTTTGAAACGGATCGTTTGGCCCAAATGTTGTACGTGGCTAACTATCGGAACCCGGTAACAAACAGATATCGGTTTGAACGTAGCGGAGCTTCATTCGTTCAGGCTATTCCGGGACCTCCTACAGCATCTCGTGCTGATCGAATTTATTTTTATACGAACTGGCGCTAGACTTCTCTTAGCTTAGAAATTACGTAGATCTAATGGCTCCTAAACCTTTAACAGCCCAGGATCTTATGAACCTGGCAGGTGTTTTTGCTGGAGCCATAGGCGGTCAATTCCGTAAAGCCGCTGGGAGAGCTGGTGTTTTGCCTGCTGAAAGGCAGCTCCCTCGTGAAACCATTCAATCTGTCCAGGGAGTTTTTACCCCTCCCGCAAAACCGGCTGTTCGTGCAGGCGGTGGGTCAACATTTCGCATGGGCGCTGCAGAAACCCCTCCTGCTGCGCCTCCCGTTCGTCGTCCCGAGCCCCCCGTAGCTGGAATCTTCCAGCCTTCTTTAACTCCTGTTGTTCGTTCGACGGCTCAATCCTCTGTCCAAGCTCCTCCTGTTAACGTCCCGACTCCGAGTCAGGTCGTTACACGTCCTTCTGTAGAGATTGATCCACGTCAAGTTTATGGTCCTTCTTTAGAGGCTCCTGCTCCGTCCGTTCAAGCCGAACGGTTTATCCCTAAAGGCGCCGAAATTTTTCAGCCTTCGTTGATGGGTCGATACAACCCCCAAACGCAGAACATGAGCCCCACCCAGATGAGTGGGAAATTCAGAAAAGGGTTTGCCAGCGAGTTTGAATACGCCCCCGGTGGTACTCGCACCTTTAGTGATGAAACCTTTGTTGGTCCTCTCCAGGCAGCCCCGACCCCCTCGGTCCGAGCTACTCCCGACGCTGCCGGTACTGTTTACGATCAGCTTCCCTTGAATCTTCGTACCGACATTACCTCAGCGTGGACTCCTCAAGGTGCCGCACTTCGGAATGCGTTAACTAATCTGCAGGGGAAGCTTCCTCTCTTAGCTGGTCTGGGGACTGCGGGTATAACTGCGGCAGGTGTTACCGCTTATAACTTGTTTGGCGGTCAAGGAGAAGAAGCTCCTCTTGGCCCCACAACATCCGCTCCACCGGTTTCTTTAGAGGAGGAAACTGCTCCTAATAATGTCGATGCTTCGCGAGCTGCCGCTCAAACTGAAACAGCCCGAGCCGCAGCCGCCGACCTAGCGGGTGGTGACCTGAGTGCCCGGACTCAACGCTTTAGTGACCGGGACAGCAACTTGACTCAAGCTCGGCAAGCTGCTGAAGCGAGCGCTCGTCTCGATCCTTCGCGGACAGGCGGTGCCGCGACAGCCCCCACACGATCCGACGTGGGCGCTCCTGCTGATTACAAACAGATCGCGCAATACTATGCGGCTCGCCGCCAGGAGGCTTTAAAGCCGAAAACTACTGATGAAACCCTCCTTGAGCTTCAAGCTACCGGCGCTCTGGATAAACCCGGTATTGCTCAATGGGCCGCCGCTAATCCTGTTCTCGCTTATGAGTTGAATCAGAAACTTCGCGCTCGCGATATTTCTCAGCAAAGTCAAAATAATGTTGGCGCAACAATTACGGCGCCTCTTGGTTCTAATGTTCAGAATCTCGTTCCTGGTAGTACTCAGGGATTAATTGATGCTGCTGAAGGTCGTGATCCTGCGATCAAAAACGTAACTGATGCAACCGTGACAACAACTATTGCGCCGATGCCAAAGGAGCTGCAAGCTTTCTTCGCTCGTGCTGGTTTTCAGAACCGCGCCTACTGAGCTAAACTTTAATTAACTAGGTTTTATCGATGCCTAACCCTTATACCTGGGGAGATACAGCCGGTATAAATCCGATGAGCGGATTTGGGTTAGCCGATCCTATCGTCAATGTCCCTGTTCCCGGCACCGAGACAGGTGGTGGAATGGATTGGAACAAGACCCTGTTAGGTGCCGGTGCTTTATTTGAAGGCATCGGCCAATTAGCCCGTGGCATAAGAGGGGAACCTCCAGCACCTATGGGTATGGCAACTAGGGCATTGAGCGATTATCTGAATCAGGGTCGGCAGGAATCTATGCTCGCCCGTTTATTAGAGCAATTATCCGAAGATAATACCGGGATAGCACTCACGTTAAAACCCGGTACTAAAGATATCACTAAAACAAGTGAGGGTTAATCATGAGCACGACAAGCACTAACAAGCAGCCCTGTTTAATTGACCGCCCTTTTCTTCGGGGCGCTCGCATTAATAACAGCACTCCAACCTGTAACCCCACCAATCCGAACCTTACTGATCTTATTCAGTTAGTCCGCGTGGGTGATCTCCCCTCGGAAGATGGTGCTTTGGTGGAGGATATCTCCATCGTAAGTAACGAAGATTATCCGGATAACAGTGGTATTCGTACCGCCGATATCGCTTTATATGTTTACGCTCCTAATCAGGCAGCGCCGTCCACGTCCGCTGCATTGATGGTCGGGCGGTTTGAAGTCGGTCTAAGTGGATCTACTTTTGGTTATCCGCAGCAAGTTCAATTACTAGGTATTAATGCTCCTGTTCCTCAAGTCGGGGATACAAGTTTGGTTGCTCCGATTCAGATCGGTAAGGGTGAGGGTTTGTATCTAGAAAAAGGTTACATTCTGTGTGCTGGTTACATCGGTACGGGCCCTGCCGGCGCTTCTGGTGTACGCGCCTCGGGTGGTCTGAGTCCCTCCGGCATTACGATTCTGGCTCAAGGCGGTTTTTATTAAACCGTGGCCCGGCGTAAAGGGTCGGATAATTTTGGTTTTAAAAGCTCGAAAGCTAATCCGAGCTTTGAAAAACCTCTAGGTATTACTGGTGCCGATAACCCTAATCAATTAATTAATCCTCTTCCGTTCAAACGTAGGTTTAGACCTGCAACGGGAACTAAGGATTTCAGCATCCTTAGTGATTACGATTACGCGTCGCTTTGGGTTCGTTGGCGACGTGGATATGAGCTTGCTATGTATTCGCAGCAAGCTTATGACGGTATGACATACAGCTTTAAATACTATTTATTAGGTACACCCGGTGTTGGTTTATTTCTACCGGGTATTGCCTTCATGTACCCATCCACGCGGCCAGACATGCGGATGTGGATGGTAGGTATTCGACCTAGAGATTCCTTTAACTTCCTTAATTTTGGTTATGCTATCGCCGCCGTTACGGATTATGACGCTGATACCTATGCTGTCAAACTAAATAGTAATTTTGGCGCACCTATTTCTTTTTTTACGGGAGAAGTCCTTTCAAATAGATTTACAGCAGCCGGTACTGATAAACAATATGGTTTTAACAACTATACAGTTAAGGCTATAGGAATAAATAACGTCCCTGTAAGTAATCCTGGTTACGCTCCTATATACAATACTTTATTCTTATCACACGCGAAAGATAATAGCTGGGCTGTTATTAACGCAAACACAATGGCAGTTCCTGCCACTGGGCCTCCTGCTGTCGGAGAATATCTAACCACGGAAATGAGGTCTCAATGTACTTGCCCGGATTTCCTCGGGCGAGAAGGTTTTAACCTGTACGATTTATCGATACGGCGAAAGTACCCCTATACGAGAGTTCAAAACTTTGATCCGGGTTTTTATGACGGTGGACCTGACTTAGGTTCTGAAAGAATTCAACAGTCTAGTGACAGTCCAGGTTGGGCTAGAACTTTTGGATTTATCTACCTAAACCAGATATACAACATACCTGAGTACACCGAAGCTGTGTATTCAGACCCTAACGTTTATTATTATCAGCCGCGTTGGTGTAAGCACATCTACGCGGCTATGTGGGATCTTAAATTTCGTTTTGGTCAGAATTCAACAAGTTCTCCTTGGTTGCCACAACCAAACGATGAACCAATGAACGAGTATTACAGAGAGAAGTTTGACGTAGATCTAGCAAAACAATTTAGTTTCTTCAAACGGGAGCGCGACCTTGTTTGGTGGCAACGGTATAGTCCTGCTAAGGATTCTATGCCGCAGCAGATGATGTATCCAGATATGTATAATATGATGTCTAAAACGTTAAATAGCGGGGGTGTTAATAGTACACAAACTCTAGAAGCTAACAGTTTTCAGATGTTTACCGTCGACGAGTTTGATCCATTCGCTCCGGTAAGCTTGGAAAATTTAAACGTATACGACGGAGGTACTTACGCTAATGGTGTTCTCGTTAATCAACCTGTTAACACATTTAACGGAGGACAGTATATTAATGGTCAGCTAGTCCCCGCTCCGAGTTTCCCGATTAACGGGGGCGTATACACATGACTTCAACACCTGTTGTTCTTCTTCTTAAACGTTCGGGTCAATCTTCGGACAGACCTAGTGGAACTGTTGTTCAAAACGGTGAACTAGCTCTTGCTTTTGGCGCTTCAGATCCGGGTCTCTATTTCGAAGATTCTGCTGGTTCGATCCGTAAACTCGGCCCCAATCACTACGGAACTACAGCCCCTAACTCCTCTCCAGTCGGTCTAGCCGGGAATTCAATTGGGGAGACTTGGGTAGATAGTTCTACGACAAATTACTATTTAAAAGTATGGAACGGTACAGCGTGGGTCAAGGGAGGCGCCGGGTTTGCCGATTCCGCTACCACTGCCGGATCGGCTACAACAGCTGGCGTTGCTAATAGTGCTGTTGTAGCCTCAGGGGCCTTAGTAGCTTCTGGTTGCATTACCGCATCTGGTGCTTTAATGGCCTCCGGTTGTATATCTGCGTCGGGTGCTCGAATGGCATCCGGGTGCATTTTGGCCTCGGGAGCTATTTCAGCTTCAGGGTGTATAACTGCGTCAGGAGCAGTTAGCGCAGCTACTGTTGTTTTGAGCGGATTACCTTCTCCCGCAAATTATCCTTCAGGAGCACTTTTTTATCAAATACAGTCCTCCGGAGTCTTCGCTGCCGGTCTTTATATCCAAGCGACGGGAGCGTGGCTTCTGACTTAATTTCTAAGTGTTGACTTTAGGAACCACGCTGCTTTAAACATCATTCCAACTAATTCGGCCATATAGTTTTCTACGTCAGGGGCCTGCACCTCTTTCGCGGTACATCCAACATCTTTAGCCATCATTCCGCAGGCTTCCAGATTTTTTGTATACGTAGTAAGCATCTCCCGCGCTTCGTAAGATTTTACGTGTTTAAATCCTTTGTATGCGGAGCTTAGCCCACGGTCGCACATTGGCATTAAATAATCCATCGTCCGCACAAATTCAGCTACGGCATCAAACTGATTGATGTGTGCGTCGTACTGTTCTTTTAAAAATTCGTGAACAGGTAAAAACAGAGGACCTTCTATATTTAGATGAATTAGGTGAGACTGAGTGTAAAGTTGATTTAAATAGGAAGAAAGCGACACCAATTGAGTGATTAAGTCATCAACCGATGCCGCTGGTTTTGTCTCAACTTCGCCGACAATCATGCCCTGAGGTTCTGGAGCCCCCTGTGGGACTACAGGCATCCCAGATTCGAATGCGGCGGAGTAAGTCATATCTGAAGGAGCAAGCTGCAGCGGTAGAGGTGGCCTCCGCAGTTTCTACTTTAGCGCTAGTCGTGCCTTGAAGATATTCTTCGAGAGCAGACTTGTTCACCCGATACAACGACTTTGCGCCGTTAGGTTGCAGGTTCACATACACGCTTTTAGGCCAACCGCCAGGCTGATTTGCTTCGGCGAGTGCGATGCGCTTCCGAACAAATCCACTACTGCAGTTAAGCAGCTCTGCTGTTTCTGCGATTGTAAGGAGAGTTTTACCGTCCGACATTTAGTGCTCTTGTAGAGAAGCAACGATGCCATGGTAACCCTATTTGTCTTCATCGCAACCAACTTTTTGGGGCGTAATACCTTCTTAATTTTTCAGTCGGTATGATTAGGGAGAGTCGAATGAGTCTAGTGACCATCCGGATAGCTGGTGAAATTTTTAAAGGATACAATTCTCCAAAGCGTGATGTACAGAGTGGTAAGGAATATTCTGTAGCAGCTAAAGAAGGTGATGAGGTTCGCCTTGTTCGCTTCGGTGACCCTAATATGGAAAATCGGAGTGATGACCCAGCACGGCGAGCTGCTTTTCGTTCCAGGCATAGTTGCGACGAGAAGAAGAGCAAGCTGACTCCCGGCTACTGGAGCTGTAAAAACTGGTAATATAGTGTTAATATATGCGCTATATGCTCTTTTAATTTTTACGGTTTAAAGCGGCTAAGCTAGGTGTAACCGCTTTATGGTCGTGGGCCGCCGTAAGCATCAGAGTCTGTCCGATATCAACTGCGGATTGACGCTAGAGGACGAGTTCGTTCTGACCCGTATTCGAGCTAAGGCTCATTCGCTTACCGACCCGAAGGACCGCGACCAGTATTTATGGACAACTGTTTTCAAACTAATCTGCCGTGAACGAGCGTTTAAAACAGTTATGAGCGAATGTGGGATTGCTGTAGAAACAAACATGAATTTGTTTGGCCCAGAGGAATCTACCGAAAACTCTGAAAGCTAAAATTAAATAAATTGGTCTTACTGGTATAAACATGGCTGCTACCGACTATCGCTTAATAGCGCGTCAGAAAGCAGCCCAGTATGGTCTGATTCCTGAAGTTTTCGAGCGTCAGATACAAGCAGAGTCCGGCTTTAACCCGACAGCAGTTTCAGAGGCAGGGGCTATCGGTATTGCCCAAATAATGCCATCAACGGCAAAAGGTTGGGGGGTGGATCCACGTAATCCCGTCGCAGCCTTGGATGCTGCTGCCAAGAATATGGCGGCGTATATTAAAACGTATGGCGGCTTGGGTGTAGATGATCCCGTAAAAGTACGATCTGCTTATGAGAAAGCTCTTCAGGCGTATAATGCAGGGCCTGGAAGTGTTGGTAAATACCTACCAAGCGAGACTAAGAATTATATAAACAAAATTATTGGCCCCGATAAATTTAGTTTTACAGAAGCTCTAGCATCCGGTGCTGGTTCTGGTGGTTCGGTAACCGGCGAAACTCCAGAGGTCACTCCTGTGAGTCTCCCTCGCAGAGACTTCAGGAGCCTCATGCAGAGTGTTACGGAGGATTACTTAAAACGTTCTCTCGCTGAAAGTTCTGCGGCTGTCAGTTCACCAGAAGCAGACGCTTATTTAAAAGCTGCCGCTGAGTTACAAGACAGCTCTAATCCCGATGAGCAGATGCTTGCGGAAGAGTATTTAACGAAAGCTACGCAAATTCAAACCGAAAAAGCATTCAGTTCCGGATTCAATCCAATGGAACTCGCTAGCAAAATTGCTCAGACAGGTTTCGAAACTGAAGCATTTAATAAAAAACAAGCCGAACTTGAACAGTATTTAAATACGGCAATAGGCGCTACACAAGCAGCAGATACTACAGATACAAGCAATTTACCCAGTGCAGGTAAAGGTGTTGCGTATAAAGGTGCCGTAATCACCTCGGCCAAAGACACAACAGGTGAGCCTGGCTTTGATTTTGTTATACCCGGCGGGCGTGGAGCAGCCTTCCGTGCTCCCTTTAATGCCCAGGTTGTTAAAGTCGTCGGCGATCAGAACTGGGAAACTAATCTGGAAAAAGGACCCGGCAAACGCGGTTATGGGAATTATGTCGATCTTCGATTTAAAACACCGGGAGGAACCTATGCCGATGTTCGCTTAGCCCACTTCGATAAAGTAAATCCGCAGTTAAAACCCGGAGCTGTAATAGGGCCTGGAACTTTTATAGGTACTCAGGGTCGGACGGGCTCAACCACGGGGGCGCATATTTCATGGGATATGTACGATCCGGGAAAAAATTCGACGAGTCCAGAAGTTCTTAAGTACCGTGATATTTTTGTCGATAGAATACGCAAAGGACAACCGTTACTCTGATGGGTCAATCACCTGCCCAAAAGGCTGCTGAGGCAGCTAAAAGCGCTGTGGAGGATGCCCTGCGACAGCAAAAACAATTAGTTAATCAATTACAAAACCGTACTAAAAGCTATACGAATAAATATGAAAGAACACTGGAGGATTTAAGCAATCTTACAGGCACGACAGCACAAGATTATATTCCTGGTGTAACTAAACAATTTTATGAGACTTTAGGCGGTGTTCGGGGTGAGTTTCAACCTAAGCTTGAAGATTTCCAGCCGGACCTTTTAAGTTCGTCCAGTTACGCCGGTTTAGCTGGACAACTTTTAGGTATGTCTTCAGAATATGAGAAAGGAATGAGCGCTGTTTCTGACGATATGAGTAAGCGCCTTTGGTCTACTTTGGAAGCACCTCAAGCATCCTTTACTGCTTCTTCGCTAAATCCAGCATTTGAAAACTTACTTAATCCTCAATATATGGCGTTAGCTACACGTCCTCCGACAGTTAAGAGTGACGTAGATTCTATGATGTACCTCACTAAATATAATGTTTAACAAATGGAAGGCATCTAAACATGAGCGGAAGGTTGAGTTCCATGCTGATGCCCCTTCCGCTAAATATGACTATAAATACCGACAGCGCCGTGATATACGACTAGCCGGTTCCGTGTGGGCGGAAAGTCCAGCAGACCGATCCTTCCGCCTAGCACGATCGCGAAGGTTTGATCGTATGCGCGGCGGTCCTGTCGGGTTAGGATTCGGTGAACGTGATACTTACGGGCCCGATAACGATTATGGAACTGTAGAAAGTATTAAACAAATACCCGACCAAGGTTACTATAGAGAGAACAGAATTCAGTAATTCTCTCTTCTGTATTATGTACGGACGGTAAGTAATACACAAAACCATAGCATCTAGTTTTAGGTATAGGAGTTAAATCGACGTTATCTATAAATAATTTTGGATGTTCTTTTAACACACACAAAGGAAGATCTATGCCTATTTTTTGTGTCGTAATAAGCGCTACTTCACTTGAAGTTAAAAAAATAATACCTTCATCAAATTCTTGATGGAGGTATTTTCTATAGGCTTCTTCTAACCAGATGCGTTGAGCGGATTTCTGAAATCTCTTTCGTCTGTGATACAAAAGAGGGTCCGGGGGTTGCTCCCAACTTGTCAGAAAATCTCGCGGTGGGTATAGATAAATGTTTTTAGCTTTCCATTTTTGATTTAAGCCGTTGTCTTTGTGTGTGTAGTACCTATTAGCACTTACGATCGTATTTGCATGTTTACTCGAAGCCGGATCTAGGTCTATTGTTCCTCCGAAGAAAGTCGCTGTTATTGCAGCAACATCTACTGGAGAAACAAAGTCATAGGTTGCTAGTGGCATCTTCTAACCTTTTCGCGAGCATATCTTCCGCTAAATTTAAATCTATTACATGCACACTCATCCCTGATTGGTCAGTCATGACGACAACTGGGGAGTCGTTTTCCTGTTCTTTCTGGATTAAGTTTGTTAGTTTTTTAAAAAATGTAGCTAATTCTGCATTCATTAGCTCCTCAGCTAATGCCATGTCTTTATGGATATCTGAGAGTGTTAAATACTGGGACTCATCTGGTCGCTGTGGGTGAAAAAAGAGAGCACCAAGTCCCTCTGTATTACGAAATTCTGTGTACAGCGTAACTATATCGCCGATAATCATTTTCACAGCATTCATAGAGATTCTGTTCTGAACCTCTGATTTGCTGAAAAGACTCTTAGCTAAACGCTTTGCTTTTTGATCGAAATCAGGCATCTTGATAACCAGTGAAGTTTTTCCAGGCGTCAGAAAGAACTCTAGTCGAATCAAATAAAAAATTCGAGATGTTGTTTTCCGAAGGATCTAGTTTGCAATAATGTCTTCCTTCCACTAAGCCTGATGTGCCTCCTGAAGTTAAACCTTGGTATACTAATTTGTCTATTACTACAGGTTGCACCCCTAACCTCGCTGCGACGGCTTTCTTAGATATAAAAGCTGTAGTTACATTACCTGTTTTTGTGTTGGCGAGAATCTGAAGCGATGTGTCGATGCTCCGAATAATGTCGAGCAACTCTTTTGAAACAACTAAATCCATAAGAAATTGAAGTGAGGCCGCCAACTCCCCAGGTACCTGGCAAGTCGGTTCGCTTACGGGCCGCCGGAAACGAGAAAAACGACAGCCACCTCACAGTACCACCGTTTCGCTCGTTCTTGCCCACGGTGACCTTAAAAGTCTAAGGTTCTCTTAGCCATTGTGTATCAGACAAATCTTTTACAGATGTTAATTTTTTGTTTAGCCCTACCCTTGTTTTTTTCGTTATAGATGGTGTTTCAAATCGAGAGACGTGGTGACACGGGTTTACGCAACCTATGGTTCCACATATTCGTTTTAGAGTGTAATTTCCGATATCCGCTTTAAAAAAGCCATAATATACATTTTCTATCTTCATTTTATTTCCGTTTACCCTCAAAGTTTTGTACCCAGATTTCCAGCATTTATGGAGATCTGTCTCTTGAACTGTTATTTGTGTGAGTAGGGCTCTTAGTTCAGGTTCTAGCTTATTTAAATCGGGAAAGAAAACAGGATCATCTATAGTTAATAGACAATCCTGACATACTGTTTGAGTTTTTTTGTGTGTTCTGTCGCGTAAACACATCAGACAAGAGCTTCTAGCTGAGTAATAAAATCAGCCGGTTCTTCGATTAATAGATTAATTAAAGCATCCACTTTATGGGAAAGTTTGTCTTCACCTTCCTTTCGTTCATTTAAGAGCAGCCAGTAACTATACGCATTCAATAAATACATGTGTGTTTGTTTAGCTCGAAGAGCTTGCGTCCTCCATTTCTCGTACTCGTGGCTTGACTGATGTCGACTACTACCCGTCTTTAATTCGAGTTCCCGAATTTCAATTTGAAGCTCAATATCTTTAATTGTGTACTCGATAGACGATATTCGTGCCCTGCACTCGCTGATCGATGCAGGCTGCTGGTTATCGCTATAGATCCATACGGGAAGATTATCGATAATGTACTCTTTATCCCAAAGACAGGGCTTGGTTTCGGGAGTAAAAGTCATAAACTAAGGGTGTCTCTAATGAGTTTGTTAAAATTACCGTTAAGTACGTAAAGAGTGTGACTCTCAAAAGAGATCTTTTTAACTAGATCCATTTTTATGAGTTGTTTGAGAGCCCGGAGAAGGCTGTCTTTTGGTAAATACAGCTCACTCCGTATCTCCTTAGTCGATAACGGCTGCCTGAAGGTTAGCAGCTGAACTAGATCTTCGTAAAGCCGGATTGCCGAAGCTCTTTTTTTATCAACTGAACCGTCCGTGCTGAGAACGATTTTCCGTATTTGATTTTGAGCAATCCCAAAATCGTCTGTGTGCTCGCGTTGTTGTTGCTCCATTGTTGGATGTCCAGTTTCATCTGTGGGCTCACCTTACGCGCTGGGCTTTTACCTAGCATCATATGGTAAGGATTTAAACAGAATTGATCGTCGCATGTAGAAAGCACATGATCGTCGGATTTTAACTTGACATTGAAGAAAACTTGATACACATAGCGTCTAGGACGCAGAAGCTGACCCTTCTCGGCGAACCGCTCAAGGGATTCAGGAAGATAAAGATGCTGAATCTTATTGATGGCCTTTCGGCGACGGCGGATCCACGCTTCGACCATTTGGGTACGGGAGCGAGCGGATCGCGACTCGTGGACACAAAGAGGGCAAGCGAGCAAGCCTTGAACGGGCGACGCCTTCTCCAGGTCCTCAAGGGCTACTGGAATTGGCTCATGTCTTCCACAGGCGCAGTCGAGGACACCTCGCTGACCGAAGACCGCCAGTTCGAAGTTCCCCAGCTCTCGCCTGCCCTCAGGAGACCCCTCGGGAGGTTCGACGGTAGTGGGTTCAAGGATGCCTAGGTAAGCAGTAAGTAATAAGGATGTACTCATAAACCCGTTATCGGGTGTATCCAGTATAGCAGAGCGTACACAGCGCACACAGTGCATAGCTCGTCCGTCCGGACCCCTGAAAAGGGATTTTCTATTTAAGGAGAGTTGGCTTAACGGAAATTTCGCTAGGAGTCCGTGATTTTTAACTTTTTGAACTTAGGCGAATTTCTGGTTAGGCGTAATACTGTATAAATTTATTTTAAAGTATATAACTAAGGAAACTCAGAACGAAATTCTCGTTAAGTTTGCGGCCCTGAGACCTGTTTAGTGAGTAGCAGCCGCCAGAGTAACGACGTGGAACCCGGTATCCACTAATAGATAGCACGACTAAGAGCCCTCTTGGCATTTCTTAAGCATTGCTGTTAGTATGACGGCATACAGTGTTTTAAGGATTCGGAATGTCCGCTGACACGGTTCGTACCTCAGAGGTTCTAGAAGCTGACTTTTGGGCTGAGTGCCGTAGGCGTTCTGTAGAGCTAAATATTCCTGCCTGGAAACTTGCTGAGGAACTGTACCGGCACTTTGAGGTTGACTCTCGAACAAGTGACCGCTAGGGTCGATTCGCTGCGTTCTTTCTGATTGTGCTGACGAAATCTCAGGTTGAGGAACGGATCTCCCGCTTTTCAGATATTTACGATATGTACTTGAGCGGGAGCACGTATTCCCAGATTGGTGCGAAATATAAAATCTCGAAAGAGCGCGTCCGTCAAATTCTCGTTAGTTACTGCACTGCGCAGCAGTACGCGAAGGTTCGGGAACGTATTGAACGTCGCTGTTTATCGACCTATTTGGGCAAGGAAATTATTGCTCAGTTAGAAGCAGGTCATTCGTGCAGCCAAGTCGCTAAAAATATGGGTTGCAGTTTGTCGCTAGTTAAACGAGTTTCTGCTAAGAAGAACAAAGAAAAGAATGATCAGTTAAACTGACTATACGGAGGGGTTTACGTTTTAAATGGCCGAACTAAACGTACCTCCCTGTCCTACACACGGTGCAATACCTCGTGCCCTTCACTCCGAAAACTTCGAGGGTATCGTCACCGTCATTGAAGAAATTATCGCAACTGTAAGCGGCGTGGGAACTACAAGCTACTCTCGGTGCCCTTACGGTTATCCTTGGAATTTTGAAGGTGTTGTAAGGGCTCTAGAGGATTTAAATACGTCTATAAGCGGTATTCAAAGTGGGGGCGGCGGAGGAGGTTCTGCTAGCGGTATTGCTGCTGGTTCTGGTATTTATATTACTGAAAGCGGGACTTTCCAGGTCATCAATGCGACTATAAGTAGCGCGTCTGGTGTTACTTACACGGCTGGTTCCGGTTTATATCTTTCTGACGGGGGTACTCGGTTTAACGCGGATTACAGCGCAATTTTCCAGGATTCTGCTGGCTCTGGTTTATATCTTTCTGACGGCGGTATTCGTCTTAACGCTAATTACGACGCAATTTTCCAAGGTTCTGTTTCTGGGCACCTTATTCCTCAAGGTGCTGTATCTATTACCTATAGCGGTAATACCGCTGTTATTAGTGGTACCGACACCCAAGGTGGAGGCGGTGGAGGTTCTGCTGTTGTTATTTCTGGCGAACCCGGAACCGGTTACAGCGCAGGTAGTCTCTGGTTCGACACAAACGAAGGTCGTCTCTTCGTTTATGCCTCCGGTAATGGTGTGTCCGACCCCGCGTGGTACCAGACAAATGCCGAAGCTATCGCAAGTAAAGGCGAAGCTCCTCCTTCAGGGACTGGACTTAATGCACCCCCGCGAGACGGAAGTATCTGGTTCAGCACTCTCCTCGGTTCGCTGTTTGTTTATGACGCGACCACTTCGGGTTGGTATGAGACCGGTCCATCCAGAAGTTTTGCTTATGGACCTAGTTCACCTGCACCTAGCGCACAGGGTGCTGGTTGGTACGATAGTGCTAATAATCATCTTCGTGTTTGGGATGGCAGTAACTGGATTCAGGTCTAAGCTCTAGGCGCTGCTGCTTAGGCACATGGCCAAGCCCAAAACCACTCAACTAATCGAGCGTAAACCGAAAACCACTTCGATTGGACATAGCGTTCTTTCGCGACCCCGGCGACGCGGAAAAAAACGTTACCGTGGACAGGGTAAAGGCTAAACTATAAATAACTAGTAGGTCGAGATGGCGATTGCGAGTTTTAGAGCTGGTGAAGCCGTCTCGGCTGGTAACGCAATTTATGTAGGCTCGAACGGACTTATTTATAAAGCGTCCGCTTTTAATGCGACGCAGGCCAGCGTGGCTGGTGTCGCTATTGATAACGGTACTACCGGTGATCTGATTCGAGTCGATGTTGATGGGCTTTACACTGGTTTAAGTGGTTTGACCGCTGGTGAGTATCAGTATCTTTCCGTTACTACTTCTGGCGCTCTAGTTGACTATGCAACTTGGTCTGCTGAATTAGCTACTGTTTCTACTGATGCTTATTTAACTAATGTAGGCCGTGCAACTAGCTCTACGCAACTAGCTGTTGAAATAGATCCACCAACTTTGGTCGCTAATCCGACATCAGTTCTTTTACTTGAGTCCAGCTCCGGTATAACAATCGATGCTATCCTGTTAGAGGATGGATCAGTTATTGATCTAGAAACCGCTTCTGTGTAATCGCAATGGCAAGTCAGAAGATTTCCCAACTGACAGCGATTACAACAGTCGCTAGTGGTGATTATTTTCCTATTGTACGCGCATCAGGTGTAACTAACCAACGTGTCGAAGTTGGTGTATTGGATGAGCGTTATACTTTGGCGGCAAGCGGCGTAGCCGCTCAGAGCACGGCTAATACCGCACTTGCTAGCGGTAATGCTGGTCTTTCAGCAGTCGGATCACGCTACGCCATTTCCGGTGGTCTTATTGATGGCCAGGTGCGTAGTGTAATTACTACACTCGGTCTAAACGGTAGCGGTATCCCTTGCACATCAGGTAACTACTTCACCGCGATTCTTAGTGGTAATTCCTCCGTTTATTTCACTGGAGTTCCTGCGGCTTCTTATAGCTTGGCTTACGAAGTTCGCCATGATACAGGAACTATAACTTGGCCTACATCTGTTACCTGGCCTAGCGCTACTGCACCGACGTTAACTACAGGGAAAACACATCTATTTATGTTCGTCACAGACGACAGCGGTACAACTTGGCGAGCTTCTTCTTTGATTAATTATACGACTTGATATAAATGGATTCTACTACTCTCAGGCTTATGCAGGGTGCCGCTGGTGCAGCAAGTGCTGGCACTTACGTCGAAGATGTCTTCAGCACCTGGCTCTATACCGGCAACGGCAGCACGCAGACAATCACGAATGGGATTGATCTGGTCGGGAAGGGGGGATTGGTTTGGATTAAAAGCAGAAATATTGCTGGGTCTGCTCAGGTTAATTCGCAGATCCCGCAATACAATCATTTTCTTTTCGATACTTTAAGAACCAATCAAAACGCCTTAAACACAGCTTCTAATTTTGGCCAAGATTCTACCTGGGGCGCTCTGTACTTAAATTTTTTATCCACTGGTTTTAATGTCGGAAACGCATCAAACATTTATACCAATGAATCCGCTACTACATACGCCTCCTGGACTTTCCGCGAGGCGGAGAAGTTCTTTGATGTCTGCACGTGGACCGGTTCGGGCGCGAACCGCACCATCAGCCACAACCTAGGCAGCGTGCCCGGCTGCATCATTGTCAAGCGCACGGATACCACTGGTGACTGGCAGGTTTACCACCGCAGCCTCGCCAACACCGAATACATGGTGCTGAACAGCACCGCTGCTAAAGCAACAGGCGCCACCCGCTGGAATAGCACCACACCGACCAGCACGGTCTTCAGTCTTGGCACTGATGCCACTGTGAACGCCTCCGGCGGCACCTACGTCGCCTACCTGTTCGCGCACGACGCTGGCGGGTTTGGCGATAGTGGCAATGACAGTGTGGTGAGTTGCGGGACTTTTACGACAGACGGAAGTGGCACTGCCACAGTCACGCTGGGCTGGGAACCGCAGTGGTTGCTAATAAAAAGTCCTAGTATCGCAGGGAATTGGTTATTAATAGATAACATGCGCGGATGGAGTGCCGGTAACGACGCATTTTCGTTTGCAAATACTTCCGGCGCTGAAGCAACAGGAAGCGATTTTGGTGAATGCAACTCTACGGGGTTTAGCATGAAAAGTATTGGGGCTAACCTCAGTGTGGTCTACATCGCCATCCGCCGTGGGCCGATGAAGACGCCCACCGATGCCACGAAGGTGTTTGGCTTAAACGCACGAACTGGAACAGGAGCAGACGCAACAGTTACTGGCGGTCAACTTGCGGATTCGGTACTAATTAAAAACCGTGGCGCAGCAGTGGGCGATTTATTTGCTGCAAGACTAACTGGCACGGGTTACCTAGAAACCTCATCCACTGCGACAGAAGTGGCAGCTGGGACCACAATTTTGCAGGCTAATCCGTGGGATGTGATGGATGGCGTGAAAGTTGGAACAACGTCAACCATTACCAACGCCTCTGCCAATACGTTTATCAATTATTTGTTCCGCCGTGCTCCCGGCTTCCTCGATGTGGTCGCTTATACGGGGAACGGCATTTCTGGAAGTACTGTTACGCATAATTTAGGCGTCCCTCCTGGCTTTATTTTTGCAAAAGGCAGAGACGCAGGATTTAACTGGATTGTCTACAATGAAAGCCTAGGTGGGACGACGGCTCTAAATCTCGATACCACTGATGCGGGTCTAGTAAGCAGTACATATTGGGGCAACACAAATCCCACATCCTCTGTTTTTACAGTTGGTACCCTTACAACAAACAACTCGGGCTCAAAATACATCGCCTATCTCTTCGCCTCCTGTCCCGGCGTGAGCAAAGTCGGAAACTACATCGGCACTGGCACCACGCTTAACATTAACTGCGGCTTCACAGCAGGCGCACGGTTCGTGTTGATTAAACGCACGGATTCCACAGGTGACTGGTACGTCTGGGACACCGCACGAGGCATTGTTAGCGGTAACGACCCCTATTTGCTACTCAACTCCAGCGCTGCCGAAGTCACCAATACCGACTACATCGACCCGCTGAGTTCTGGCTTCCAGATCAGCTCCACTGCCCCTGCCGCCATCAATGCAAACGGCGGGAGCTTCATTTATCTCGCTATTGCCTGATCACCATGGAACTCCGCAACCGCACAACCGGCGCCGTCATCACTGAAGACGAGTTTCGCCGCTCTAACCCCAACACCAGCTTCCCACCGCAGCTGACCGCCGAGATCATCGACGATTTCGGCTACGACCCCGTGCTGGAAGGCCCCCAAGCCACCACCATTCCCCCCTACCAGTACAGCCAGCGTGACGGCGTGGTTGAGGTGGACGGCCAGTGGTTCACGCACTACATCGCTGGTCCTGTCTTCCAGGACTACACCGACGACGAAGGCGTGGTACACACCGCTGCTGAGCAGTATGAGGCGTACTGTTTCGCCAAGGATGCTGAGCAGGGCAAGGCTGTCCGCGAGGATCGCAACCGCCGTTTAGCTGAATGCGACTGGACCCAGCTTGCTGACAGTCCCCTCGATCCTGATGGCAAAGGTGCCTGGGCGCTCTACCGCGAAACCCTTCGCATGGTGCCGCAACAGGCTGGCTTCCCCTGGAACGTGCAGTGGCCCCCTAAGCCCGGAAGCTGATGCTATCTATTTTTGCCCTTGGGTCTTTAGGTTTCCTGTTGCTAATGGGGTATAGCCTTATGGCAATTAATCCCCGCGATGACGACTGATTTTTTTGAGTCGTTTATAATTTAGGTAATAGAAGTCTGGGTTTTAAATAGTGACGGAACGCGCCATTTTTAACCGAAAGTATACGGACTTCACACCCGGCGGCACACAGGTGTGGCTCATTAACGGGGCGGGTGTAACCACTAATGCCGTGTCGACTCAGACCTTTACGGCTGGTTCAAATTTAATCCAGGGACAGGTCGTATATGTTAGTGGTGTCTATGCGTTACCTGCAACAGCTGCTAGTGGCGTAGACCCCGCGTGGTATCAAGCTATCGGTATTACAGCGGCGAGCGCTGGGGTGTCGAGTGGCGTCACAGTTAATCTTGACGATATAGCTGTTGTTAGCGCTGACAATATTACCGCTGAGTCCTCTTTAACTCCTGGACAATATTATTATTTATCGAAGTACACCGGACAGTTAGTTAAATATTTGACTGCCTCTGGTACCGTCACTGCGTCCGGAGGTTATGCTGCTCTCGTGCTTGTCGGTAAGGCATTAAGTTCTTCCGAGATACACGTAGAGATTGAGCCTCCTGTTACACTCACCACCTGAATTTTACCGGACTGATATATGACCACTTACCGTCCTCTTGTTATTGTTAGCGGGCTCGTCTCCGCATTACCTGCAGGCGATTCGTTTTCTGCTGGTTCTGCATCCTCTTCGCAGCTTATCGGCACAAGCGGCCTTGTGGGCAGTGGGTCAGTTAATGGTGCTGTTCGTTTAGACGTACAACCCGCTGTTGCTTCCAGCGGAGTTATTTTTACAGATTCGGCTTTAGGTTGTGACGGCGCTGCTTTTGCAACCGCAACAACCGCTCAGGCGTCAGGTACTGCAGCTCTTAGTTTAAGTAGTACTGCTCAAGCCAGCGGTAATGCCGCTATTTCGCTGGCTCTTACTGCACAAGCTTCGGGTAATGCCGCTTTAGCCGGAGCCGCCGGGACATCTACTAATGGACCCACGGCAACCTTTACAGCTGGAGTCACATTTAGTGCAGGCGTTGTTCCGGCTGGGTTAAATAATGCGAATCTTATTGAGCCTATAAGAGTTGCCACAACTCCCACTGTATCTCAATCTGTCACTACCTTCCCTAGTGGGAATACCCCGATGGGATCAACCTGTACTTATCATTCTGCTCAAAACAGAACTGTTAATGTCTTTGCTTTTCCAGGCACTTATTATCCCGCAGCTAACGTATGCCAAGTCGTCTCGGGATCTGGGACCTGGACTACTCCCGTTATTCTTGAATCTGTTGGTGTAGGCACCGCTCAAGTAGTTTCCACTTATGAACCTACAAGTCAACGCATATTAGTTACCTATGCCTCCGGTGGCACTAGTCTTAGGGGCATAGTATTATCTTTAACTGGTTCTACTATAACCGCATTTTCACAGGGTGCATTTCTTAGTGGTGCTTATATCTACTATGTGGATCAGGCAAGTAATTCCGCTGGCTCTAATATTGTATTAGCTTATACAGATAATACTACTCTTTCAGCCCGTATTGTTACCATAAGTGGCAACACCGCTACTTATGGTACAGCTGTTGTAGTACGCAGTTCAAATAATCCATATCCTGTTAGATTAGCTGTTTTAACATCTACTAAATTCTTTATAATGTATTCTACAACCGTTGGCATTTTGGCTAACGTTTGCACAACCGCAGGCACTACTATAACAGTAAATAGTACTTATACACTTTTTTCTTATCCCGCTCAAGGACCTGACTATTTCGGTTTAGCTTATCATGTATCCGGTGACTATTTACTAGCAGCTTTTTACATTAATACGGATACGTATCCAGTTCCTTTTGAGTATAACTGTTTGTATATTACTGTTAGTGGCACTGTTATTTCCGTTGTTAACTATACAAATCTTGGATCGTATGGAAATTTTTCTAGTTTTGCTTATCTAACGTATTCGTCTAATTTAAACCGCATACTTCTTATAGACTGTTACTATAATCGTGTTGCACAATTTTATTTATATGGAACTGTTCCTTATTTAAGCAATGTGCAGGGCGGCGCCGGGTATACTTACAGGTGTATTCAACCTGCCTATGACTCTACTTCTAATACCTACATTACTGCTGGGGATAATCTTACTTCTACTAATACTGGTAATGGCATCGTTACTTCAATCAGTGGAAATTATTCCATTTTACCGACCAGAAACGGTTTTAATAACTTTATAGGTTTAGTCAATACTGCGGCTGGTGTTCCTAGTGGAACTTCTACAACAGTAACGCTGCCGGGGGGCTACGTAAGACGAAACGCTACCACATTCAGTTCTAACCAAAAAATATATTTGGGTGACGCCTCTGTACAGTATTCTGACACTTACAACTTATTACCTAATAATTTGCCGGGTTGGAACTCAGATCTTCCCTGGACCAACATCGGCTATTCAGCTACTGCGAGCGGTATTCTGGTTCTAAAATCTATCTAAAGGAAGTATTTCTGATTTAAATTTTTAATTATGGCTAGTCGCATCCCTGTTGTTACCATTAGTGGGCAAATCTCACAGTTGCCTCCTGGGGATTCCGTTTCAGGAGCTTCCTTTGGATCTTTTGTAGCTGGTAGCGGATTAGCAGGCTCTGCGGCTTTTGGTTCCAATTTAACTCCTTCTATATCACTCAGTTCTAATCCGAGTGGATTATTCATTAGTTCAGGTAGCCTCGCCAATAACGGATCTGATTTAGTCGCAGCTTCCTCCGCCCTTGCCAGTGGCGTTGCTGCTAATTCGGCTGCCACTGTCGCACTTGCCAGTGGGAATGCCGCTTTCCCCATCGCAAACTCCGCTTTAGCCAGCGGTAATGCGGCGTTATCCACTATCGCTTCCGCGCCTGCTGGAGTATTTCAAGCATACACAGCATCGTCTACTGTTATATCCGGATCTCCCGTTGGCGTGGACAACTCAAATCGAATTCAAACGATCCGTACTGTTCCAACAGATTTTCCAACATTTTCTTCTCAAGGTACTCTTACCACCGGGGGCGGGAATTCTAACAATAATAACACTGCTTACGATTCTACAAATAACCAAACTATATTAGTTTATCAAAATTCTTCTGGTTATCCAACGGCTGTTGCTTACACAGTAACAGGGACAACTGCAACAGCGGGTACACCCGTTGTTATGGAGTCTTTTTCTGGTTTTCCTAGTATTGTTTCTATAAATAGTACACAGTCTGTCGTAGTTTACACTCGATCGGCAGGTAGTGCAGGTACTATTAGAGCCGCTGTTCTTACATCGTCAGCTGGTAGAACTGTTTCTTTTGGGGTTGTTGGTACTGCGGCGACAAATGTGTACAGTTATGCCGGGTATAACCTTACTCCTATTGGCTACGATGTTTCTACATCTAGAGTAGTTGTAGCCTATCTTCGTAGTACTACTATTGATTTATTTGGAATTGTAGGTAGTATTTCCGGTACAACTATAACATGGGGCACTCCTACTGCAATTGACGCTAATAATAATAATTACAGTACATACGCATCCTTTGTCTATTTTTCTTCCCAGAGTAAATTATTAATTGTATATTATGACAGTGCTGTTACTGGCACTGGGCTTGTACGATACCTTACAATTTCGGGTTTAACTCTTACGCCATCTACTGCTTCTACGTTTTATTCAGGTACATCTTATTTTATATCTACTGCTTATTCTACTGTCGCAAACAAGTGTGCCATCTTCTTTGAGAGCTACGCTAATGGAGTTTCTGCCGTTGTCTTAGATTTCAATGGGTCCACTTTTAGTGCAGGCTCCCGCACTGTATCTCCATCTTTATATAACGCTGATTATTATTACTATATGAGTTCTGCCTATTATTCTTCTTCGGATAAGTTTATTGTTACTGCTGGTTATACTAATTCTGGCGCTGTTGTTTGTAGCATCGTAGGCACCTCCATCATCTTCGGTCCGTTTCGTGCCTTTCCCGACTATTACAACACCGCTAATTATACATCAGTATCTTTATTTTCAAGTTTAGGGGTATTTGTCGTTGTAAGATTGATCGCGAGCGGTGCAATAGCTTATTACGTTGTAACGTCTTTATCATCTAATTTGCTACAACCCACTAAAAATGGCTACCCTAATTATATTGGGGTCGCTCAAAGCACCGTTGCTAGTGGATCTTCTATTAATGTTAGGTTGCCTGGGTCTGTCGACAAGAATCAAACCGGATTAACTACTGGTTCTTTCTATTATTTAAATCCCACGACTAGCGGCATAACGACAGCCTCTGGCCAGCCCGCAACCTGGAGTGGGAGTTACCCCGAGAGCTGGCAACCAGTAGGAAAGGCTATAAACTCTTCGAGTTTGATTTTAACTGGTATACTTTAATAGCGTGTCGTTTAAGTTCTCACGCAATCTATGAAAACAATTTGTCGGCTTCCGGATTTTGAAGTTCCTAACGTCAGTCTGTATCTTTATTCGGACGACACCCCCATCTCTGTGGAAAGCGATCGAACCATCATCGGGGATCCCGCTAACCCCAGTTTATATATCTTAGATTGCAAGACATCTAACTGTGTTCTTCACGAAGATGTTTCGGAACCCTCGGATTGGTACGGGTGGAAGTACACGTACACGGATGAGGACGGCTGGGAATTAAACCCTCAATGGGAACCTCCTATCCCTCCTCGTCAGTAATCAGATAAACTAAAGGAATAACGGGCGGTTAATGTGACTGAATACTCTCCTCTTGTCTTAATAAGCGGGGCGTATAGTCAACTTCCGCCCGGTGATTTCATTGAGGGAGTGAGTCCGGGGACCGTTACCCCCGTAAGTGGTTTAGGCGGCGGTGGAGACCTAAACGCTGGGAATGTTTCCGTTTTTATTCAATTAAGTGCTAACCCTAGTGGACTCATCTTCGCCAACAACCGGTTAGGTTTTGATGGTGTTTCGCTTGTTAATTCTGCCGCAGCTTCGGCTTCTGGGAACGTAGCCCTTAGTACCGCCAGTCGAGCTTTGGCAAGCGGTAATTCCGCTCTGTCTCTTGCTTCTACAGCTCTAGCGAGCGGGAATGCGGCTCTCTCAGCTGCGGCAGCCGCAGGTACGGGCGCTGCCAATAGCGCTACTTTTACAGCAAGTGGTCCCCTTCTTTCTGGTACTCCAGTCGGCTTTGACAATCGCGGCTTTGTACAGGCGGTCTTTGGAAGCTCTCCGACTAATAACGGATTCAATAATTTTTTAGGAGTAGCTCGTTCTGCAGCAGCTAGCGGCGGAACCGTTACTGTCGATTTTGCCGATACTGTCGTTACTAATCAAACAGGGTTAACCACTGGATCTACTTATTACGTAAATCCCACCACGAGCGGCTTTACTACAGCTTCTGGTCGACCTGCTTCCTGGACCGGCGCTATCCCGTGGGCACCAGTAGGTCGGGCTGTGTCTACTTCGGGGCTACTTCTTTTCAATATTATTTAAATCCCTAACTTATCGTTATATTCTTTTACACGTAAAGAGTAACTTTAATCCTGTTACTTCTTTCCGCATTACAATTAAAAAGTTTGAATGCTATCGATGAGCAACGGTAAGCACTGCATTTTGGAGCTATATCGCGCTAGTGCTGCCAAACTAAATGATGAGGCGCTGATCCGGAATATCCTTGAGGAGGCTGCTCGGGTTTCAAACGCCACTCTGTTAGATATAAAAACGCATCCATTTATCCCTCAAGGTGTAACGGGATTTGCCCTTCTAGCTGAGTCTCATATATCAATTCATACTTGGCCTGAGAACGGTTACGCGGCGGTAGACGTTTTTACCTGCGGTGAGAAGACTGATCCAGAAATTGCCTGTAAGTTTTTAGCAGAAACTTTTGAGGCTAAATCGCATCACATCATTACTCTTGACCGTTATTTACCCGACCTTATTACTGCCTGACATCATTTCCCACCTAAAATAGTAGTCAGGCGCACACTTCTGAGTGAGCGAACAAGATCTACTGTTCGAACTCAAGTGTTTACAAAGAAGTTCTGCCCGTAAACGATTCAGAAAAGATATTTTTGAAGCGTGGGGACACTGCGCTTACTGCGGTTCCGATAGAGCTACCACGTTAGATCATGTTGTACCGCGAGCTAAGGGCGGATCTACTTGCCGTAGTAATCTAGTAGCTTCCTGTGCTACCTGTAATTTACAAAAGTCAGACTCTATCTGGTTTACTTGGTTTAGGGCACAGGAATTCTGGTTACCAGAGCGCGAAGATCGCTTACTCGAATGGGTCAATCAAGATCATATGAAAGTGGAGTCTGCTAGAGAGTACACACAGCTCTGTCAGACTCCACTAATTAGTCCAGCTTTTACTGCTTCGCCAGACGGGTGATGATACCTGCCAGTATTTCGATCACTCGGTAATACTTGGCAACAGCGTCGTTATCCCGTTGCGTTGGCGTAAGGTTTACGATCAGGACTGCCAACGCGTGGATGGCGAATAAGATTTCAAGCAGGGTTTTAGCGTTGGCTAATAGGTTGTCCATAAGACCTCCTGGATACTTTTATCTTAAATGGTCTCCGAGTTTGTTCCTATTCTCTTTTGAAGTTGCTTTTTATTTCTAACATCCCGCCTAAGAGTTCTTGAGCTTTCGAGCCGTCAGGCCGGTGCTCTATATATGTACTTTTAGGGGGCTCCAGTTTATCCCATTCTCTTTTTATTTGTTCTACTTGTTTGTCTACGTCGTTTAAGGTTGTATCTATTTTCCATAGTACCCAGTCGTGTTTACAGTAACGCAGTACTAATTTTAGTATTTTATATTTTTTGAGTATAGGGAAGTGGTCAGCAAAGTCTCGTATAACTTCGTAAATAAGTGCAAACCAAAAATTGTACTCAATTTTTTTCATTGATCTTACTTAGGATCAACTGATCTAATTTATCATTTATGTGGTTAAGCCTATCTTTAATCTCTGTTAAGCCTGAATTTAAATCGGCTTTTGAAGCGTAGTTAATTGGGAATTCAGCTACAGTTTTTTCTACGTCATCTAATCGTTTTTTTACGGAATTAAAGCGATCATTTAATATCGTTTGTCGCTGTTGGTGAGACCAAGTAAATAAGCCGAGTACAGTGGCGGCTATGGCTACAAGTGCTTCGGCTCCCATTCATCCGATTTCTATCTTTTTGAATTTTAGATCTTCTGTATTCTTACCGACCATAAAATATCGTTTAAACTAACAATATTCAGGGGGCTTAAAAGTGAGCCAATTTACTAAAAATCTTGAACTCGATAACCTCCTTGCGAGTGGTGTGTCGACGACGAGTTATCGGTCATGTTCTACCTCTTTTGATCAGCGCCGTACTCTCGACGCAAGCGGCGTGGTAGTTGTTACCTCTTCTCAGCGTGAATACGCAGCTGACGGTGTATACGGTATCTCCGATTACTACGAGATGACCGTTAATGCTACCGGCGTTCTTCGTGTCAATATTCGTGAAGTTAATTCTTGCGGAAATATTATTGTTCTGGATGCTTCAGGTACCGAAGTTTTAACTGCTGCTCCTTCTAAGTTCAGCTCCCGCGCTAACTCAGTTACAACCACTAATATTAATTCCTCCGGTGTTTACTATACCTATATTCAACTGAAGGGTCGTAGTGGCGCTCAATATAAAGTCGGTCTGGATGTGACGCCGGCCTAATGCACATCTCCCAAAAGGGAGTCGATCTCGTCAAACGTTTCGAAGGTCTAAGCCTGACCTCCTATCAGTGTGAGGCGCGCGTGTGGACTATCGGGTATGGTACGACGGGTTCTGAAGTCGGCCCCAATCAGACGATTACAGAGCAACAGGCTGAGAGTCTCCTGCGTAGGGACTTATCTTACTTTGAATCCAAAGTTTCGGATTCATTAAAAGTATCTGTTAATCAGAATGAGTTTGATGCCCTTGTAAGTTTTACGTTTAACGTTGGTATCTCGGCGTTTAGAGGCTCCACCCTTTTAAAACTCTTAAATGACCGAGCTGATAGACAGATCGTTGCCTCAGAGTTTTTAAAGTGGGTAAAAGTGGGAGAAAAGATTAGCGAAGGATTAAAGAATCGGCGCGAGCAGGAGAAATCGCTATTCTTAGCCAAGCCTCTCCACCCTCTTTTGAGTTCGTCCATCGTTGCGAAACAAGACACGTGGTTGAAACGGGAGTCGAAGCAGGCTTCTGATCTGCCTGCTGAGAAGAAACTTTTTGTTCCCAAAGGTTCCGCTCACGCCTGGGATCTTATATCTATTGTTCCTGGGTGTTCGGATTACAAAATCAAACTGTCCGCCCAACCTGATCGTGACTGGTGGTTCTATCCCGATCATTGGAAGATAATAAACGATATCAAAGAGGAAGTACACGAAGACTTCAAACACCCAACTAAATTAGTACTTGATGTTCCTTATTACAGTCAGAGGGATAACAAAGTAGATCCAATGCGGACCTGCTTTAGTAGTAGTTGTGCGATGCTACTTAAGTACCTGAAACCGGCTAGCATCGCTAACGATGACGAGTACATAAAAGTTGTCTACGCTTATGGTGACACCACGGATGCTTCCGTCCAAGTAAAAGCTTTGAAGGACTTCGGTGTCCGCGCCGAGTTTCACCAGGATTTTGGCTGGAGCGACATTGATTCCCAGCTAGCCCGTGGCATTCCCGTCCCTATTGGTGTTTTGCACAAGGGTTCTGTACAAAATCCCACAGGCGGAGGCCATTGGCTTGTAGTCATAGGTAGAAATGAAGATAATACAAAGTATGTTGTGAACGATCCGTTTGGGGAGATGGACTTAATAAATGGAGGATATGTTTCCTCTAACGGAAAACATTTGTTGTATTCCAAGAAAAATCTAGGACCTCGATTTATGGTTGAGGGACCTGGGACCGGTTGGGTTATTAAGGCATTCGTATGAACTCGACCGCGTGGGACAACGTAGCCCGGTGCGCTGACATCCGTGCCCAGGAGAAAACCTTTAATTGGGATGAAGATTCCAGTCCTCTAGGGGATTTAACAACCCGCGAGATGGCCCGGATGCTAAGTTATCGATCTGCGCTAATTGAAAATCTTGTCCGAGACTTCCAAGAGCATTACGAATTTCCAAGGATTTGACTGGCAATCTGTTCTTGATACTTGGGATGTTAAAGAAGAGCAAATTAAAGCTGACTTTTTAGAAGTTTTATATGACTTGTATAAACCTGAAGACCATACTTATACCGGTCTTTGGCAGCGTTTTGAAAAAGATGCTGCGGTGACTCTCCGTGATTATTGGGCTGAGGGTAATGTTAAGACTTTTCGTTTAGATACTGATGAACCTAAAATAGAAACATCTACTAAGTAATTGTGTCTAGAAATTACGATCAAGAATATAAGAATTACCAGGGTACAGACGCTCAAAAAAAGCGTAGGGCTGCGCGTAACAAAGCTCGCCGTCGTTTGGAACGAGAAGGTCGTGTTCGTAAGGGCGACGGTAAGGATGTGGATCACCGCGATGGTAATCCCCTGAATAATTCTGACGCTAATATAAGAGTAATGAGCCGTAGTCAGAACCGGAGCGAACATTAGATGGCGATCGTACCTGGATCAGATGCCTCAGGAAAGGCCCCTGAAGCCTTCGGCGGCTTGATGCTGCCTCCAGGTTTGAATGGCTATAACGTCGAGCCTCTACTGGGTGTTCGTCGCGTCATGCAGCTTGATGACGCAAACCGAATTGCGGCCCAGCTGGAAAAAGATCGCGGCGCTTATATAAGGCCCCCTATCGGTCCGGTTGAATACGCCGAATCAAATATTAAAAAGTCGACGGCGCTTACCGGAGTTGCCGGTTATAACCAACGGAATATCCCTATTCCGGACAGTGCCGATGATATGAGCCAGGCGCAGTACATGCAGGCCACGCTCCAGAGCACTCCTGAGCAACGTATGCGTATGAGGCAGGCTCTCGCTGTGGGCAAACAGAACTTCTTAAATAATCATCCAGTTTCTCGGGAGTATCCTTTAAACACACATAATATGATGAATAATCTTTTAGCCTTAGCTAAGCAAAAAATACAATCAAAGTAATGAGAGATTCTGATTTTCCTGTTCGTTTAGCCGGTCAGCGGTTAGGTCTTGAAGCCTATAAACTGACTGGTATAACTCCAACGGAGATTACCCGTCGTCTCCGTTATCAAGAAACTTTTCCCCGTACCTGATCATGCGCTTCGCTGGCCCGATGCTCGACCTGCAGCCTGAGGAGATGCCTTACGTGTCGCAGCGCTACGCCGGCAGCGTGGCCAAGGAAAACCCTGGTCTTGTCGAACGCATCACTGCTGCTATCGTTCCGGGACAGCAAGCCGCCGAGCATGAGCGTCCCGCTCGATAGTCTTCATCGCGTAACCCTCGACTGGATAACTCCGCAGGCTGAGCGGGTTATTGCAAGACATGCTCGGGCCTCCACGATTGATCCGGATCGTTCGGAGTATCTCGGGCTTTTAAAGTACTGCATTTCTCACGGACATTACAGTGTCTTTGAGCAAGCTTGTGCCGCCTTCGAGATTATTACTTCCCGAGGTATCTCGGCTCAAATTATTCGCCATCGTTCTTTCTGTTTCCAGGAGACAAGTCAGCGATACTGCAATCCACTCGATGTACTTGGACATCACGTAGACGATATATCAGAGTTTGAACTGCGTTCGCAAGACCTTAAGAACAGGCAAAATAGCGAGCCCTATACGGATGACGTTATTGAGTCCAAATACAGGAACCGTATTCGAGATGTATTTTCGGATGTAACCAAGCTGTACGACGACATGCTCGCGGACGGCGTGGCCAAAGAAACAGCTCGAAACATCCTCCCTATGTGTTCGCCCACCCGGCTGCACGCGCAAGGCAATATGCGCAGTTGGCTCTTTTACGTTGGGCTCCGTTCTGTCCCTGGTACGCAACGAGAGCATCGATACATTTCTAACTGCGTTGGCCGAGAGCTACGCGATTTGATGCCAGATCTGATCGGTGCTGTCGTTCGAGCCGCTATGGACAACCCTGCTTCTGGGCTCGAAGGTTGGAAATTTATTGATACCTTGCAAGCTGGCTAAAGGAAAGCCGGGGTTCATGGCCCCGGCTCTATTTCCTTACGCGCATTCCTAATTATAACAGATTATTCCAGGGATCTACTGCGTTCGCCGGAGCTTTTACTTCATTAGGTACAGCAGGAGTAGGGACAAACGGCGCCGGACGCATGTTGCTCACAGCGGTTGGTTGCTGCATCGCAGTTAATGCTTTTTTAAGTTCAGTGTTTTGTAGCGCTAGAGGTTCGACCTGCGCTCGTGCCCATTCCTGAGCGTTAGCCGTCAATTGATCAAGGGCGTTTTGCGGATGTGGGAATGTGTAGATCGTTCCGGCTGGCGTGTCTACTTTGTTTCCGTTCTGTACGGCTATAAGTTCGTCCAGGAACTGTGCTGTCCGATCAAGAGGAACCTCTGCCTGGAATGAAAGTTCCTGCGGACTGATTATTCCTCTGTATTTTTCATATAAATATTTGAACGCTTGAGCGACCTTCACCGCCTCCGCCCTCTTCTCCTGTTTGCTTCTTTGCGTTTCATAGACAGATGTCGCCGCGATCATCGCTGCCCCCGTGGCAGCCAGAGCAGTTTTAATTTCACTTGGGTTTACAGCTGCCGCCCCTATCGTTCCGGCGCACCCTGCGACCAAAATCGCAGCAAATACCTTTTTACTCATCTGATTGATTTTTTGGTTGATCGTGTTCTTCGAAAGCTGTGTCCCAGCTGTTCGGTGAGCTGGCCCAGTCTATCGGTGATGGCAATCTATTTTTACCAGAGGCAGCTCGATCTGTAGATGGATCGAAAGGCTTTAGTCGTATTCCGGTGACAACAGCTTTTCCGTTGATGTACTTAGCCGCGATTCCGGGGATCTTCAATACGTTGTTAGTTGTCTCTTTGAGTCGATCCACAAACCGTGGCTTAGCGCTGTGCTTGTATCCGTTTGATTTGCAGTAATTTACGTAGGAAGCGTACACTTCTGTATAGGCGTTCTTTACATAAAGTCCTCGTTCGGATTCGTCGATGGTTGGCCTAAAAGCGCCGCCACCTAACTGGGTATTGCTGTTGGGAGCGTAGAGAGCACAATCAGCCAACCATGCGCAGATCGGGTTGTTGAATACCAGAGCATCCAAGTTGGAAGCGTTCAGGTCTGGGCAGTACTTAACTGGGTTTGCCAGAACGTCCCTCATCAGGTCGTAGGGCATCTCCAGTAGCCACGTGGCAATACCCGGTAGTTCATCCGTGAACTCTCCCTCAATCCGATCAGGGAACACACTGATGAGGTTGCGTCGCTTCGATGGGTCGATTACCTGATCCATCACGATTGTGAGTCGCCGCCGCTCTAGACCAGAGCTGATATCAGAGCTGCTGATGTGCTCGTTACTAGCAATCGATACAAGCAGCTCTGGCTTGAAGTTGACTACTTCCTTTCCGTATTTTCTCTCGGCGCGAAGGGTGTCACTTGAAGACGTTAGTTTCTTCAACGTATCCAGTCGCTTACTGAAGGAAGCTTCGTCCGTAAGCAGCAGTAACCGCTTACCGATCAAGCTGTGACACTCGAACCGGTTGGTTTCTATCGTTTCTAAGTCCGACGTGTGGGTACCCGTGTACCCTGCGAGTGCAATCAAGATCTGCTGCATCGTCGACTTACCCGAGCCGCCGGGTCCGATCAAGTGCAGGAAGCGTTCTCCCGTTGTGTACCCGGTAAGGACCGCACGGCAGAAAGCCCGGATAATCGGAGTCTTGTCTTTGCCTACCGCCCATTCCAGCCAGCTGAGGAAGTTGGGGCACTTTGCATTTCTGCTGTAGTCAAACAGCAGTTTGGTTTGGAAATAAAGGTCTTTCTGGTTGCCCTCGGTGAACTCCAGAGTCTCTGCATCTAAGACACCATTACGGAATGGAATCTTCCCTCGGTTGGATTGCCAGATCGATGCTCGACCAGCTCTAACAGACTTGAGCAGTTTTGCTTTGAGTAGCTGGTAGACAGAGTTAACCGTCGCGGAAGTGTACTTAGAAAGTACCCCAGCTCGCACAAAGGTATCTAATGTTTTGATTACCCTACGTTTAATATGCTGCTCATCGTTTATAAACCAAACACCTTCGTCCTGATCGTAATGGAAGAACTCGTCAAGACCAGAATCGAATAAAAAGGTGTCTCCATAATTGTTTACGATAATATCAGCAATATCGTTTTCGCTGAACTGTCTATTGTTATTCTGGATCTGTATTAGTTGTGTCGGGGTATTTGGTGTCGATTGCGGTTGTGTCATTTGTTTTTGTTTTGATGTTGATGTTGTTTTTTTAGGTGCGGGGGTCGGGGGTTCATCCCGCATGAACTGATCCAAGGTAAGGACCGAGTTGGCCGGCGTGGGCTTCGTAGCCTTTATCTGTTCCTGTACTTCTGCAGGACAGAATGAATCGAAGATGTCTCGGTTGTAGTACTTAACTTTTTTCCAGACCGCTAGTTCACCTGCTTCAGATGCGACCGCAATAGCGGGCTTGAGGTTCGGGGCATCGTAGATGCTGCCTAGGATCCGGTTGAATTTGCCATCCAGCTCTGGGTCATACTCGTATATACAGTAGAAGACTTGGTTCGAAATGTCAAGAGGTGACTCCGAGAGGGGGATCCCCTTCTCCTGAGTCCAATTGCTCCACCCGATCAGTTCCTTCAGGGCCATAGCCATCGCGAAGGATCGATCCTCTACTGAGCCCCCTTCTAGGATGTGCCGAACCTGAGCGCTTAACAGGGGTTCAAGCTGTAGCCCACCGGCTACAGGGGTCACGCTGAGGCAGACGGTAGGATCTAAATCCTCTTTCTCAGTTTTCGGTAAAGTTAAATATTTTTGATACGCTTCCTGGATTTTTTCCTTTGGTATGTATTTATCTGTTACGCGAATGAGATCCTTGGTATTTTTTGCGCCATAAAATAAATTCACCGTCGAAGTGGCTCTCATGTCCGAGCCGGGAATCTGCCGCGCTATTTCTTGCGTGAGCCATCTGTGGAAACCAGGCTCGATGATCGGCTGCTCTAAGCCGAATACCAATCGAAATCGGGGCCAGTTATCAGTGCTGCTGGGCGAGTAGTAAGCAAAAGATAGATATTTCTGACAAATTTCTAAATTATCTAGATCTGTTACCTCTAATTCTTGTTTCTGTATTTTGTCACCATTATCGTCTTTACCGTCTGCTTGATTATCGATATCAATAATAATTAAACCAGCTTTTATTGCGTTTGTTTCTCCCTTACTTCGTTTGCCTCCAATTAAATGCCAAGCGCAGAGTCCTGCGCCATTGATTGTTAGATCAGCAATCGCTTCTATATCGTCTTCTTTTTCTTCCCAGTTGCTATTAAAAGCCGTGAAGTTTCCTCCTGCTGCAATCTTGCCCGCCTTGGGGTTGATATGTTTTTTAACTTCTTTGTTGCAGGAGAAAAAGAAATTCATGGCTTGAGCGCGTGGTGCCATTGTGGCACGCCTACCCAGTTCCTGCAGTGGAAGTGGGCCTTAAGTTACCTAGTTTGATTCGTAAAATTTCCTGAGGACCTGCATCCACTGCTCTTTATGTTTTTCGACTTGCTCTTTTCCGAAAGTAAAAACTTGTACTGAATACTCTTTTACTGGAGTCGACACAATTATCTGTGTTTTATCTATTTTTATTCCTAGGCACGTCTCTGCTGCGATCGTGTATGCAGCTAGTTGAAGTTGAGTTTTCTTTAACTTGAAGACTCCACTAATTAGAGCCTTTCTAGTTTGCTCCGGGATGTCGGCTTTGGCCTTCGGGAAGTTAGCTGAATAAGGTCCGACACTGGTCTTGAAGTCACCTAAGATTATTTCTCCGTTACTGTCCCGGTAGATGACATCACAGCAGCCGGCGTAACCCCATCCTGTTACGTCGTCGTAATAGTGAATTCTCCCTACACCGTCATCTCCTACATAGTTAGACCACTGCGGCTGATTAAATGGCTTCTCACTCCATAGCACTTTTCCATTGCTAAATAGTTCATCCAGCTTCTCCGGCATATTATCCCAGTACGGCATATAGTCTGCCGGAGGGTACACCTGTAGTCCTCTAATATGATTCTCTACCGCGTTGTGAATCCAGCTTCCCCTTTCAGCTGCTTTTTCCATCGCGCCTGGGTTCATGACGTTCCAGTGCGCTAATTTTTTTCGTGTCTCATCCGTTTGAGTTGCGGATAAGACACTTGTTACAGACGGCAGCGGTCTGGGCACACCGTCACAGATGTAATGCCGTAAACCGTTGACAGTTAATCGTGTTTGGGACACATTATTGTGTCGAATTAATTACATACTAGCGGAATCAGAAAAAACTAACTGGTGACCTCGGCTCTTCATCCTCCTCATCTTCATCGCCATCCTCATCATCTTCCTCTGCTTCATCCTCTTCACCCTCTATAAAGAATTCGGAAACGTGATAAGCGAACTCGCGTTGATGGCTATTCAGATCTTCTGAAAGACATAAGCCAGCACTAAATGAGTCAGTAACGATTCCTGCGCACGTCTCAGCATCCCGTGGGACCCCTTCGGGATCGATGCACTCTTGCAGGAGTTGATCAGAAACGAGTAGGGCACAGATTTTGTCCAGTTTTTGGTTGGTTGCGACGAGTTGTTCGAGTACATGGCGTTGAAAATCTTCGAATTTCTGTGACCGTGATTTTGTCATTGGAGTGGCGGTAAAGGGTCTACACGGTCCCAATCAAGTCCAAACGTGACTTGGGTTCCGTCGTGCCAGTTGTCCGGTCGCTGGAACACGAACCAACAGGACGTTACCGAATCCCGTGTGGATCCGATAGCCCTGAATTTAGGTCGCGGGCTGAGGACAATCATATTCGAAAGCTTATTTTTCAGTAAGAAAGTACGCCTTTTAGTGACCGGCTCTATGAATGAAAGTCTGTCTAGAATTGCTATACCCTTTTGTGCTATCTGTATTCCGTATTCCAGTATGTACTCATTGAACTCATATGATCCTAGTGTAGAAGCTACAACCCAGTCGTAATTCTTTGAGCGTTCCCCAACCCACCAGACGGGATCCATCAGGTTCTCTGGATCCTGGTTTGTCGTCACACTGAAGTTATGGGCACGCAGCTGATCCGACAGCACGTTAAGCGGATCGTGTGGGACCAGGATCGAGCCTTGGATATACGAGTGTTTGATCAGGGCATGGGTGACCCCTTTGGGAATGCTGTAGAAGGTGTCCACAAAAACCTGTTTTGATTCCAAAGTTTACCGGGGCCGCCCCGGCTGCGCGTTCATTATGTAACTAATATGAGGGATATGCCTCTTAAGAAATGCTGAATCTTCAGTGGCGTACACCCGAACAGGATTTTTTACATCGCCGTGTTCTGGCGGATGCGAAGAAGTTAGATAAGGATCAACTTTTAGAGATTTTTGCTGAAGTTCACAGCCAATACTTGTTACGTAGTCACCTCTTCGCTCGACTTTCTGCTTGGTGCGCTCGCACCGGCGTCATCCTTCCGAGTTTTCAGGAGTTACTAGAACCCAGAACTGTTGACCATCCGCTTGAGTCGGAACGAAACCCAAACGTTGGATGTACTGACTCATAGCGCTACGCCGTGTGGAGGTAGGCATAGAGACAATCGAGTGTCCTGCGGGTATCTCTCGAATTGCTCTCTGGGTTAGAACGAAGGCTGCTCGAAGGTGATGCAATCCTCTCGATTGTTTTCCGGATGCGGCTGAAGCTGCTCTCCTGTTTTTTCTACGCCAGTACCAATCCCTGGCAGCTCGTTCGGAAGGAGTAATTACTAAAGCTATATTCCAAATCTTGTCATCAAACTTTTCTAAGAATATAAAAACCCAAGAATTTTTAACTTTGGTTTTATAAGTTCGAAATTTGTTCTTATTCATAAGGCAGAAAAAAAAGGGCAGCTTTCGCTGCCCTACTTGGCTTTCGATTGAAGTCTAAGTCAGAAATCAATTCCTAAAGCTTTCGCTTGTTCTTCGGTTAACTCCACCGCCTTCTTACCCGCTGCTGGGGGCTCTGGTTTTTCTGTTTTGGCAGCGCTCGGAAGACTCGCCTTAACATCAACAGATGCGAAGGTTCGATCAAGTCCGGATGGATTCGCTGCTGCAAATTGAGCTTTGATCTCCGTGTGGTCAGCACCGAGAGGAAGCTCGACCAGATTGGCCCCAGGAATGTGCGAACGGAGCGCCGCCGCGATGAGATTCGTTCCATCCCCTTTAATCCAGGCGTTGATATCCTCGATCAGTTTGGCTTCCTTTTCGTCGGCAGCGGGACGATCGGAGAATTCCAGTGCGTTGAAATTAATCTTGGCACCATCCGCCCCCGTCATCGGGTCGCGTTCATTAAAAGATTTTGTGACAAATTTGGACGTTGTAATAACAGAGGCGCAATTGATGCGATTGTTGTACAGAGTCTGGAAGTAGGAGATAAAGTTCTTTTGACTCGATTTACCCGAGATCATAGAAGTCGTCACACACCGAGGCGGTAGCAACCTGTGGTTAGGACTGACTCCAATGTAGGCAATCCGAAGGAATTCCTCCTGGTTGCGCATCCCGAGATTCCCGAAGAAAGGGGTGAATCCGAGCAGGATGAACTCGATGGGAATACCGTTATCATTCCGATCGACAATGGCGGAGTCAGGGTCTACGTCGGACTTCCAGCGCCGGGCTTGTAAGTCAATGCGAAGAGTGTGAGGAGGGACATTACAGAGAATTTCATCCTCGGAAAATTGGCCAGCGATAAACACCATTGGTAGTTACCAGGAATCAGAGGGAGAAGTCGATTGAACCAAGAGCAGCGGTTGCCACTTTCCCTTTTTCGGGATCGGCTGCTTTTTTCGGAGCAGTCCGCGTGGACTTCGGCAGATAAAGGATCTTTGAGACGTTGTAGTTAAGGTATTGCTTATCGTCCTTTTCACTCGTGTTTACGTTGCCCACTGCGATTGTTGGGGTTCCGGGGGCTAACTCAGATAACTGTTTCGAAAGCTCAGCCCAGGCAGTGAGCTTGAACCACGATGTCTCATTATCTTCTGTTTGCCAGGCGAGAGAACGGTTGGTGACTGTTGTGTCAGACAACTCAACTTCATCTGCTTTAGGACCCAGACCTCCCGTAGCTACAAACAGATTTACCGCAAGAAGATCGTCAAAGTTTTCTTTCGTAACGATCAGAATTGGTTGCATCTGTAGCACACCGTCCGGCGTTGCCCGCGTAGGACCAATCGCTAGAAATGTTTCGTCTTCGGTCAGCTTCTTAATTAACTTTCCGACGTAGTGATCTTTAGTCTGGATTAGTTGAATCTTCGTAGGTACACGCTTGTCGTTTGACGGAAGAGCTTCCGCCAACGCGTTTACTTTTTCATCGTCTATTTCTGCTTCAGCAGTTAGTCGCAGTCCCAGGATGAAAACGTTCATCTTTTAGTTTTCGGTAGATGGTCGATCGGTGGACGTTAAATACCTCAGCGAGCTGCTGGACGCAGGCGCCTTGGCGTCGGTAGGCTAACAGGAGTTTGAAGTCTCCGTTAGATATTTTTGTATTTCTTCCTAAAACATAGCTGAAATGATATGGATTCACGCATTTTACGTTCTTGCAGCTAGTTTTAGACGTGTAGGCTTCTCTTGGTACATCTAAATATTTTAGAATAACGTCTCTAATGTAAAATCGTTTACTGAATGCGTAAAGACATGGGTTGTTGTTGCATACGGATCCCTCCCACAGTTTACACTCGTTTTGTTTGAAGTTATTAAAAGCTAGATCGAAGAACAACTTAGAAATATAAGAGTTCTGTGTTTCTTTATAAGTTAGAAAGAATTTATCTGGGTCAAAAACCCGAGCGATGTCGCACGCTTGGGCCTGCGCGTGGTTATTATCGTGAGCACAGATAGCTAAGTCTATACTCTTATTATTCTTAGTTATTACCAGTAAGTGGTTTGTCAGTTTATTCAACGGTAACCAATAAAAAGCTGCTGCACTTTAACTCGTCATTCCGAGTCTTCGGCAAGCAGCTTTTATTTTATCTTGATCTATTCTCAAGTCATAGTGTTCAGCAACTGCACAGCTTTAGGTCCGAAGGAAATACCTTGTTCCTTAGCTTGCGTCAAGATCTGTGTTTTATTCAGACCTGAGGCTAACGCTCGCTTAATAGCGTTTTCACCGAGTGCGCCGGCTGTTCCTTGGGCGTCCACGAACTGGTTAAGGGATCCCTTCGGGTTGTAAGAGGCAGAGGGAGCGCCAGTCCAGACACCAGCCGACAGTGAAGCTACGGGAGCAGACGGTGTTTTGTAGAACTCGCTTTCTTTTGCTTGTACTGCCTTGGCAGCTTCGGGTCCGAACTTTAAGTTCTGTTGGAAAGCCAGATCTCGGATTGCCGCATCTGATAATCCTGCTGCCCTTGCGTTTTGAACTGCCGTCAAACCGAGAGCGCCTGCTGTTGCCAAAGGCCCTGTGTAGGTTTGTAGGCTTCCTAAACCTAAACTCTTGCCTGCTTCTGCTCCGAACTTGAGTCCTTCGGTTGTCGCCATCTTCTTGATGTCTGCATCTGTGTATCCGGACGCCCTTGCTTTGTTCAGTCCCTCAAGACCGAGGATTCCAGTGGTACCCTGTGGACCAATGTATTCGCTAAGCAATTTTTTAGCACCGTCGCTAACTTGTGCTCCGGGTGTCATAGTTACTTCCCTCGTTACTTGTGAGGATGTACGACCTAGGCGACCTCCTCGGCGATCCTTGGGAGCGAAAGTTAGTTTTAACTCGGGAAAATACTGGGCAAGTACGGACTGAGTTGCTTCACGACCCTCTCTATTGGTATACGGCAACGTGAACCCAAAGTTTTCACCAGCAAAACCGTAATCAGCCACGTTACTTTTTAGGAATCTGTTTTGATTATAGGTTAACTCTACTCGTTGTTAGTTTCCTCAAAAAATCTTTTAAGTTCGTGACCTTTACGTATAACCATATCCAAAGTGTTCAAAGCTAATCGAGCTTCTTCATACGTTCGAAATACTTGCGCTTTATCTTGTCCGGGTACGTATGTTACTACCGATTTATCCGCCAAAATTTTGCTAGCATACTTCCCATCAGGGTTGATGACGAGCCATACCTCGCGGAACCTTAAATGGGTGTGCGAGGCCATCTCGCTCTCTAAGTAGAGTCTGTTTTTCTTCGATATTTTAGGCGTATTTTTAGATACGCTTGTAGTTTGTTGTTTCTTAATGTTTACGGTGATTTTTTGTTGACGCTTCACTGAGCGAGCGTGGTTACTCGCCTTCAGCGGAGAGTCGAATGCCTCTGAGATTACGAAGACGCTTTCTTCGCCTGTAATAGCTCCGTAGTATTTACCGTCGCTTTTAACTGTAAAAACTTCCTTAGATGGATTTAACGGGATCTCAATGAGGTTCATTTACTTAGCTGCCCAGGAGTCACCAATACTTGCATCCGCCGAAGCGGGAACTGCTTTAAGAACTGTTTTAGCTGCGCGAACCATAGCATCCTCCAGGATATTTTTGTACTCTTCTGCCTTATCCTCACGTACTTCGAGAACGAGTTCATCGTGAACACAAGCGATCAGATGAGCGTCATCATTCAAGTGCTCGTTTAAGTTGCCGATAGATATTTTTAAAATGTCAGCTCCTGATCCTTGGATCAATGTGTTTGCGCACGCCATCATCGTGGCGTCGTCATAACTCAACAGTCGGCGTCGTCCTAACGCTGTTCTGGTATACGTCCATCCGTCTTCTACCAACGCCGCTCTTTCTTTGTGCCACTGACGCAACCGTGGGTATGCGTTGTGAAACGCCATGTGCGCCACTTTTGCCTCAGACAGAGATATTACTTTCCCTGATTGTGCAGCATATGTTTTATATTTTCTGTAGCCCATGCCGTATAGTAATGCAAAATTAAGTGTTTTACCGTCTTGCCGCTCATCTTTAGTTACATCGCTTATATCCTTCTTATAAATTAAACTAGCCGTAAGTGTGTGCAGATCTATATCCTCATTGAATGCTTTGCGCATTTGCGGTATGTTTACTAGCTCAGCTCCGAGTCGCAATTCAATCTGCGAGAAGTCACAAATAACAAGTTTGAAGCCCGGTTCTGCTACAAAGCATTCTCTAAAGTCCTTCGAGCGCGGTATCTGCTGAATATTTACAGCAAAAACTGTTTTTTGTTTTGTTTTAGCCGTCTTGGGGGATCCACTGGACGTGAACCGACCGGAGTTAGCACCCATCTGGTTGTACCCAGAGTGAATCCTGTTTGTCAGAGGGTTTAAATTATCTATTAATTTATTCACGTGCTCTAGTCTTGTCTCTATTTTTACTCGTTCGCGGTACAGAATTACCGTAGGGTTATCACTATCGAACTCAGCTAGTGCAATCTGACTTAAGGTTGCTTTTTCAGATTTAGCATCGGTCGGTAACGCGATACCCGCTGCTTTAAAAGCTTTTACAACCTGCGCTGTGGATCCTGGGTTGAATTCCTTCTTCGGGTTCTTACCTACAGCTGGTTTCCCGTCTATCCCTCGCGGCAGCTTGCTCTCTTCTGGCAGTGCCGCATCTAGGGATTCAATAAATTCCCTGGTTTTACTTTCTAAATCTTCCTCGATCTTTGCTCTTAAATTCTTAAGTTTGGTTACATCAGCAGCGAATCCCTTATAACACATACGTGCTACAGGTCGTACACACTTACTCTCTATCGAATAGATACCAAGAAGTTCTTCTTCTTTTAATTCATTCAGTTGATCTGCTGCAATCTTCGGCAGGATATCCACGTCGCGTGCTGCATATTCGATTTGTTCTAATGTCAGCTCTTCTGCTGACCAATCGGTCATCCGCTGTTCCTTACTGATCTCCAGCTGTAATCTTCTTTCCGCTACAGCTTTTAATCCGCATGAAACATCCGCAAAGTATGGTTTGCCGATCTTCGGACTAAACTTCTTCTCCTTAAACCCGGCCCTGAGGACCCTTTCCGCAATATACGTATCGAAAATCTTATTATTGAAGTCTATTCCTAGGTAATAAAAAAACTGTAGATCAAAATTTAGATTGTGCCCGATTAACATTCCTCGGGTTTCAATTAGCTGTTTTAGCTCCTTAGTGATATCGAATTTGAACAAATCAAATACGTAAATAGTTCTGTTCTCTTTGGTTGGATCCGCATCACACAGTTGGAGCAGGCGCGGTTTGGCAATGCCCGCCTGCAACCCCGTGGTTTCAAAGTCCGCGCAGAGTTTTTCGTAGTTCTTCAGGTCTTCGACGGCCTTTAACGCCGCTTCTGCTTCTGTGAGGTACTGGGTGTTCATAAAAAACAGAAGAAAAAGAAAGCCCCAGAGGGCTGGGGCTTGATGATAGTAGTTTTATTTGGGCTTGTCTAGTTCAAGCCATTCGGCTTTTAAAGAAGTTGAGTAGATAGCTATCGATATCAGCCCACATCTCCTTCATCATCTCTCCCTTTTCGGTAGCTCTAATTTTGTAGTAGACACGTTGCATACTTTCGGCTCGTCCACTCGTGTTCGAACGTGAGGATCCGACTGAGATCCCGCTTTTTTGCTCCACGAGATTATGCTTGCCGCACCACTTGAGTCCTTCCCGGAGGCCAATGTAGATAGGGCTCACGTGGAATGTATGCTTTCGCTCGACACCCGGCTGTAATTCCAAGGGCTCCCAACTGTATGTGCCTGCTTTACTTACTTCGCGGAAACCTTTGAAAAGAACAGAAGCGCTAGTGATATCTGTTGTTTCCCAACAGGAGTTCGCATATTTTACTGCGATGTCTTTGAGTGTTGTCCATTCGTCATTTCGTACCGAGGTGATCAACAGAGCCGCTCCGGTTGCCCAGTAGCCGTTTGCACTGCAGAGCGTTTCGATCAGCTCTTCTACGCCTGTCTCGACGGTAGGTTCAGGTGCCTTCATCCTGGGGGCTCGTACAGCACGTACAGCAGCCTTCTCGGTCGCATCACCGCCTTTGTGGGTCACCGACATCTTGAAAGCAAGAGACGCCAGAGTCGGGTTCTCGTGCTTAACAGCCATATCAAACAGCTTCTTACTGTCGATGGTGCTGACGTTGATTACCTTGGCGAGATCGATCTCGAAAGGTTTCCGCCGTTCCGGGTGAGCTACCTCCATGAGGGCCATTGCCTCATTGTGCTCGATTGGTGTGCTTTGCAAAAGAAATTGAAAGGTCATGTCTATGAGCCTTGACCGGTCAAGACTAACGAAGAACCTTTGACAGGTAAAGGTCCTAATAATTTTTTAAGGTTTGGTTTACCCTTTTGTCTTACCGCATACACCCGTTGTCTTTATCGCTTCTGCGCTCTCGACATTGGCTTTTCCTTTCCGGTCCCTGTCGATGACCTCTAACCAAGCTTTTATATCTTTCAGTATCTCGCAGCTAATTTCTTGTAGGTCTTGGGATTCCAGAATTACGTTGTTGTAGAGATCAGATAACTCGTGGATACCAAACGCTTCCTTTAAATATTTTTTTACAGGTATACATATGTCGTAACTAATACCCTGCTGTACAGGGGATACAATTGATATTACTTTAGGTCTATCTATTAGCTGTATTATGGTGTCTTCAAACCAAACTTTCGTAATCGTATTTTCTTGTACTAGGATATGACTGGGAGCATAGAACTCCTTTAATAGGTATACTTCTATCTTTACTTCTAGTTCTGATTCAGTAATATTACAAGAACAGTAATGTTCTACTACCTTTTCGAAGTCCTCGTTAGTTGTCTGGTAACCTGTCGTCAACTCTTCTCCACAAAGGTTTTCCGTCGATTTTTCCGTAACAAACGAACAATCCGGTGCCCGTAGCATACAGGGATCCGAGGGAAGCTTCATGATAAAACTCAGGAGGAACCTTGAAGAATGGACCGATATCTATAGCTTCTATAGCTTTTAGCGTTCTCCTGAGTTTATACTCGTCTTTAATTTTTTCGATTTCGTCTGCGGGGTCTGACCCCATCGTAGTTACCGCAAACATTTCTGAATGGAGTCTACAGTTGTTTCGTTGTTACGTAGGTCCACGGAGTAAACCTCATCACTGAAGTCCTTACATACACTCGGAACTTGCATGTTGATACAGATCGTAGACCACTGTGTTCCAGTATCATTTTTAAACTTGGTTAGTCTCCTTTTAAAGTTTTCATTTACTTCTGAGTTACCGTCAGTAATTAAAAGAACATCGGCCCGATCCCCCACAACACCTTTATCTACCGCGTGGGCTATTACGGCGTTGAAACTGGTCCCGCCACCTAGAGTCCAGTCGCCAATAAAATCAATTAGTTCCTTGTTATTCTTTCTATCCGCTAAAAGCACTACGGATTCTTGTATGCGTGTATCGAACAAGTGAATTCGAACTTCACGCTTTTCTCTGAGAGCTTCTTCAGTCACAACAAAAGCTATTGCTTTACTCCAGATTTCTGCGTCTCCCGACATCGAACCTGAAACGTCCACATAGAGAACAATCGGCCCCTTACCCTGCTCTTTTAAATTTGCCGTGTAGTCTTTAGTTAATAAAGTTTTTTGGGAATACTTCAGAGCAAAGAGAGCACGTCCCTGCGGTGTGTTTGCTAACGCAATCTCTGTCGGGAATGCTCGGGTCAGATCGTCGCTAAACTTTGCTCCAGTTATCGCTTCATAATTAGCTGCTGTCTTCTTAGCTCGTTTACGTTCGTGCCACACACGACGCAACGCACCAAGTTTTTTAATGATTGCTTTTAGATTTCGGTTACTCTTTAGTTTCTTCGCCAACTCTCTCTTCTCCGCGAGGTTACCTGTTGAGTGCCCTTGGCCAGCCTCGGTTCCGAACAGATTACTAATGCTCTCATCCGTATCGTCATTGTTCTTAACTGCATCGTCAATCACCTTGTGGGTTTGAGGTTGGATTGCTTCCCTTGCTTTCTGGAGTGCTTCGTTAATCGCTTGATTCAATGCCTTGCCGGCCATTCTCGCTTTTTGGGCGGCATCTTTATCTCCTTCGCTCACAGCTTTTTGATACTGTTCGCGAAGTTTCTGTAGTTCTTCGCTGCCGTTCGTAAGTAGTTGTACGTCGAACTGCTTTTCTTCTATAGCCTCTTCGATAATCTCAGAGATACTATTGATAACGTTGACAGCGTTGTTTCCAGCATTGAACTGCATACCTACGCTTCTGCGTAGAAGTTCCGGCCATGCCGCAGCCTGAGTCAGGTCGCTCATAATCGCCCACCAGATACCGTTTTCTGGTTTGTAGCCTTCTGGTATCGCTGTTGTGTCTCCGTTGCACACCTTTCGGTAATACTCCTCATAGGCATCCTCGGAGATCAACCACGTAACGTTATCTGCGTTATACAATCTTTCAAACAACTCCTTACCAAAGCGTGAAAGTTGTTTGATGTTGTAATGATCTACCAGGTAATGCACTGTTGGGCGAGCATCCCTAACGAAATCTCCCCACAGGAAATCCGCCAGCGCGGAGCAGGCTAAAGTCAGAGGCTCATTGTTGACGAGCCTTACAAGCTCGCTTTGTTTTGTGAATTCCATGTTACTTAGTGATGTCATTGATTGCTCTAGCGAGGGTCTCGCAGTGTGTTTGTAACTGTTGGACAAGCTTTACGCCTTTTGCCCGCGTGGACACACTCATCTTGAAGTTCTTACCATCAAGAATTTCATTTACTTTTTCGACAACTGTAGTCATGTCTCGGTGATACTTCCGCATCGAGATAACGTCATCATTTAGCTCTGACAGTCCGCGACTCTGGAGTCTGTGATTACGGCTAGAGTACTCAGCCATAATCCCAGCGGCTGCTCGTTTCGCATCGGCAAAGATACGATCAGCCGTAGGCACTTCCTGCTCTAACACTTCCTGAATAATTTTCTGATCCTCCTGTGTTTGGTATACGATATGGATTATAGAATTGTGCATGTGTTCTGGGTGAAGAATATCGTCCCCCTGAACAATCGCCCACGCTTTCAGGAACTTAAGAATTTGTACACGCCTGCGGTCTGAAATTACAATGCTCCGTTGTTCGAGTGCTTGCCAAACACAGCTAAACTCTTCTAGAAACTCGTCAGAGATTTTGATTGTCGCTGCCTGATCTTGCAGTTCTTTAAGTTCTTCTAGAGTTAAATGCTCTCCTACGTTTGGTCTATCCTCCATCCCCAGCGCCCAGGCATCCAACAATCCTTTCGATGCTGGCTTCTTAAGCGGTTCCACCGTGGGCCTAAACAGGAATCGATCAGCAAATGCCTGGAGTGATTCCTCATCAGGCCAACTGTTTGTTGCTGCGATTATAGATTGAATAGGTGTTTCTACATTTGTCTTACCGTTATTAAACGTTCGCTCATTCAGGAGCGTTAGCAGCGAGTTTAGAATCGCTGAGCTTCCCCTAAATAGTTCGTCGATAAACGCAATATGGGCTGACGGTAAGTAACCATCGATATCCCTCGTGTACTCATCGTTTAGGAGTTTGCTCACCGCCACTGGGCCAAACACTTCTGATGGGTCAGTGGTCGGGGTAAGCAAGTAACCAAAGTAACTGGCCTCCGTAATACCTTTACAGAGATTTCGAACCAAGTCAGACTTACCTGTTCCGGGCTTTCCTAGCAGAAAGGCATTCTGTTTGCTGAGTAGGGAAGCCAGCAAACCGTCGACAATGTGTTCCCTTTCGAGTGTTGCTGCGTTCAGCGCACCACGAAATGATTGAAGCTTCTGGAAAAGTTGATCCTGCATGATGATTGTTTTTAAAGTTCGACAGGTTTTGGACGTGGGAAAGGGAGGTAGGCAACGTCTACCCAACAAGTTTCAGTGAGTCTTTTTCTGACAGTTGTTAGCCGTTCGACTGCAACCTCAAAACTTACAAACGTTACGGCTTCAACTATGTCTTCTGTGTACCGTTCCAAATCACTCAAATAACCCTTCTCAGATTCAATCACGTGAACTAATCTCTGCATTAGAAGTCCACCTCGATATCTGATACATCTTTGTTGTTCTCTGCTACTTCAGCTATAAGTTCATCTAACTTTCCTCCAGCGGTTTCGATGAGTTCCCTACGCTGTTCCATTAGTTTCTTCAGTTTCTTGGATCGTTGTTCATAAATGTCAACCTCCAGATTTACATCCTTCATCAGAAGATTGAGACTGTTGGAATTCTCAGCCGATTTAATACGCTCGCACAAAGTCTTGTAAGACGACGAGAGAGCCAAGGACTGTTTGAGCTTTTCGAGTCCTTTCGAAGTGTCCCGTGAGTTACAAATCGATTCCAGCTCCTCGCGTATCTCAGTTTGAATCTGATAGAAGCTTTCCGTAGCGTTCTGCCGCGAGGCCGCGTGGGTAGATTGCAGTCCCGCTCCACTTTCAAGGAGTCGACCCGCCAACTCTGCGAGCTTATCGAAGCCAGCAACTGAGTCACTAATAAGTTGTAGTTTCTCTGCTGTGATCTGCCAGCTGCCACGTTTCTTCTCCGATCCTGTTTGTTGTTTACCTACTTTGCTAGCGATTCGAATATCCAGGTCATCCAACAGTTCAGCTCCAATCGTTAGAGCTTTATCAGCTGCTCCTTGTTTCGCTGCCTCTAAAACTTTCTGAGTGTTGATGGTGTTTTCGAACTGAATAAAAGAATCGATATCGCCTTCAACAGGCTTGTCGACTTTCTGAAGTGAGATCGGAAGTGGCCCCAAGACGCTAACTCTGATGGGAGTTTTGTATTCATCTTTTGTTGGAAAAATACGCATGTAAGCATCGAACGCCACCGCATACTCTTGGTCGTCTTCAAACAGTGGTTTGAGGATATTTTCTGTAGTTGTCTGCCACTTGGTGAACTCTTCTTCCCAAAGATCCTTTAACCTCGCGTTAGCGTCTTCGGCCTGCGCCTTAATTGTTTTAATCAGAGCGTTAGCGTCAGAAAAATAGTTAGCAGTGACAAAATGATTATCGCCGTAGTGAATGCAATAGCTATCGTACAGTTCACGCTGAAGAACACGTAGTCCATCAAGTTCTTTCTTGAGAGCATTACTCAGGTGAGGACGAATGCTAACAGTGTTACTGGCTTCCAGCGTATCAATAACCGATTGCGGAAGTTTTAGGTCGTCGAACTTGAGTTGAACTGATTGCCTTACATCAGCTCCGATTTGACATGAAAGCAAATAATGCGTTGTCATTGTGTTAGTTAAATGTTTGTTCAGGGTGGACAAAGTGGAAGCCCCTCTTAGCGAGGGGCAATCCAGAATAGCTCTATGCGTTGTGTGCGCAAGGTAGCTTCAGGATTTCTTTAGACGATTGAAAGCCAGGGTGATCTTCTCAGTCAGCTCGTCGCATTCTTGCGACGCAACCAGCTGTTCTGCCGTGTGCTTCAGCTGCATCTTCGCCAACTTCAGCTCGCTTTCGAGCTTCTCCACCTTGGCTGCCAGCTTCTCCAGCTTGCTGTGCGGTGTGGGTTTACGGTGAATGCGTACAACGATATTCGTATTAAATTGAGGGAACTTGAATCGGCTAGTCTCACCAGAGAACACTGAAAGATCTAAGCCTTCTGTATCTGCGATCTTCACATCACGGAGTAGGTTATCTTTTGCGGCGTCATAAGGTACGCCGAAGGATTGCGTTAGCTGGGCATTAGCTTCGTCAAACTCAGAGAAGCACTCGGCAGCGATCTGGCCGAGATCAATCAAGTCTGATGTACGGATGGTCATGGGGTTTGGATGTTGATGTTGTTGCGCACCACGTTTTAAAGGGCTCGTGTGCCGCCCTGTGTGCAAACTATAGCACTATGGGAGTTTCCTGTAAAGTCCTGAGTCGGTGCCGAGGGATCGAACCCACACGTGTTGTGCCCAAACTCCCACGTAAAAAGCACAACAGCCACCAGGCGCACCGTTACCTCAGCGACGTGGGTACACAGCCACCCACGAGGCGTATATGTCGCGGTTCTCCTTAAGGAAAACTTTCTTAGCTTGCTCCTGTGTATCAGCGGCTACACGAGAATCATACTTCCAACCGTCTTTACCCCTACGAACAAACACGTCGAATTCGTGAATGATTTCAGGGCGTTGCGACTGCATTGATTGCGGCTAACTCAGCCCCGAAATCATAACAAACGACAGGACATACTCTCACATATTTAAAAGCTTATGGTTTGTTCTAGTGTTTACCGCAGCTAAGGCTCGTCCGTTTCTCTGTTATAAAAGGATTACCTTATTAACATTTGGTTTACTTAACGTAAATTTCGCGACGCTGGGAAAATAAAACCCCATCGGGGGCGTGGACATAGGTTTATTCCACAGGGTTATCCTCTCGGTAAGAGAGATGTTCCTCTGCTGCTTTGGTGTAAGTGAGCCCTCGTTTATAACTGAGTTGGATTGATGGACTCAGCTGTAGAGCGTTCTCATTTTCGAAATGTTTGTAGCGGATCATTAGTTCGTCTCTCACTCTGCCCATGAACTTGTAGTAGTTAGGGTCTAGCAGTGTGTCGGACATAATTTAAAGTGATGTCGTTAAAGGTTGTTACTTGCTGTACTTTGAGTGCTCTTTGGTTAACTCATTAAATCGAGTTTTTAGATCATAATAGTACTTGATGTCTTTTGAGATTGCCTCCTTGATTCTTAAGTCGTCAGTGTCGTTTAGTGCTGTGTTGTATTCTCTGATGATGTTGGATAGCTGAGCACTGATGCTTTCGGACTCTTCCTTATTTAAATAAATCGGAAGCTTGTAGTCATGAAATTGAAGCATTGCAGTCAGTTGGTGCCACGTTAGTGTAGTGTGTGCGGCGGCCCCGCGCAAGCGGGAGCATCAAGATTCCCGGTGGATTCTCGCGATCACATCCTGATGCCTTGGCTTCAGTTCGATCACGTCTCCCCGGTCATACCTGTTACACCGCACACCATTCCAACCTATAAGATTCTTAGCTCGGCGAACCACACTTTTATCATCTGCTTGGATGTAGTGCTTTTCGACCCAGCTTTTATCCGTGTCTGATACTTCGATGAAATAACCGATCATTGTACAAGTTTATGTAAGTTTGATTTGATGTGTGTTGTTAGATCTTATCTGTTGGGACTAGGAACCACGCTATAAAGAACCCGATCAGGATGCAAATTGGCGACAGCGGAGGCTGCGTGGTGCCACCCACTGCCATCAGAATTGCAGCCAGAACAAAAAAGAGATTGTCGCGTTGAGTTTTAGTCATCTTCATGGTCGAAACTAAAGTTCTCGTGCAGTTCACCCATGATGCAGTTTGTGATGTTTTCAATGATGTGCTCCTCAGTGGGGTTCTCTGTATGTTTGCGGGCTCGGGCATACCCTCGGCGGGCCCCGTCCTCTATGGATTGTTCGAGCAGTTTGTAAAAACGGGGCTTCATCATGGCGCGAGAGAAGTGATGATAGTAGTTTGATTTTACTGAGAGAGTACAGGAAGCTTTGGCGCTGTGGACACCTTTACTGTGTCGTTGTGTATTCTCAGTGCCCACCGATTGAACTCAGAGACTGTAACGTTAATTCGTACAGCATGGAGGTTCGACCATTGCGCGAAACTTTCGTTAAGTTCCCAGAGGTTTCCCCAGTTCTCTCCTTCAGCGAATGTTGCAACTGACTGCCCATATTGATCAAGGCAGACAATCAAACAACGTCGTTTGCCATTGGCATCGTTGCTTGTACAAATGTGTAGGACGTTAGTTACCTTGTAGATGTTTGCTCTGTCGCTGTGGATGTAGAAGGCCATAAATTCAATTGCTCTTAGTGAGTTTGTTTGTGTTTGAAGTCAATGGATACCTTTCGTTCACTCCTAAGTTTGTATATGAATTCTTCTAGTTCAGCCTCGCTGCCTGCAATCGAAACTGTTATCTCTGTGTGTTTAGGTTTGGGCCTGCGTGCTTCTGTCAGCTTCCTTACCAGTATCTTTCGCTGAAACTTTGTGCCGCAACAGGGATCAGGAAGTATAAAGTCACTGCAGCACTTAAGTTCTTCATCTGCTCCCCACTTGACGGCTTCGAGCAAGACTTCATTCAGCGTATTGCGTTCGCTGTAGAAGTTATCCCGCCAACGTTCTAGAACATCCCACGGTGGGACGATTGCGTTGTCTTTCATTGTCTGAGGTTACCGATGGAATTGGTTTACTGTGTAGCTTTAGTTGTTAATCCAAGCGCTCAATAACAGGAGATTGTGTGTCATGAATCTGTGAGGTTACTACAGTTCGTTCACACAATGCGTTGTAGGCTGCAGGACAATCGCGCATGAGCTTACGTCGCATATCGCTGTCCATGTAGTATTTGACCGCCATGAGGATTTGATCCTTGTGGTATTCAGTCATGTTCTTGGGGATGGTAACCATGAGAGTTTGTTGTGCTGTTGGTGTTAGTTAGTGAAGGCGGCCCAGCGTAGCTGGAGAGAATCAACCACGAACAAATACGTGGCGACTCTTAAGTTCAATCTCCCAGTCAGATTCTTCGATTGCTGTGCCGTACCATTTGCGCGCCTTCTGATAAATACCAGCGCCACAGAGTTCATGCAGGATTGCATTTAGCCTGCTCTTAGTAGTTGTCGTCTGCCATCCACAGTCACACACAGTTACACAATCATGTGTGATCTCAGCGATAGGATTGCCGTGCAGAAAGACGTTAATACGTTCAATTGGTCGGGCAGCGTGGGCGAAGTAAGTAACCACGACCTCAGTATTGTCCGACTTCCAATCCTTACGGCTAAGGATTGCGGTGAGCATTTGCTTTTCGATCTTGCGCATGATTGTGTCCTGTGAATGTGTGTGTGTTGGTTTAGTTAAAAGACTCCGCGTGATTCAATGTGTTCACGGATGTCATCATCTGTAGGTTCCCAACCTTCGATATATTCGAGTGCGGGAATGATCTCATCCTCAATCTTGTCGATAATGTCGGACGGTAACAGTTCACTTTGTATCAGTTGCTTGAACCTTGCGAGTGCATGGTACGACAAACTGTAGCTGCTGAGAGTGTAGATGTCGTAAGGGAATCGGTTGCTCATTGTGTTAGTTGTCCTGTTGTTCGTTAGCTTCGTGTTCTTGAATCTGTTCGCGTAGCTGAGAGATTAGATCTTGTAGGTAGTAAGAGCGGGAGGCTGACATTGAATCATCAAGGGCACACTCTAAGTTGTAGAGTGCATCCTTAGCATCTTCAATTGTTAGAAACGTGTCGGTGCAGAAGGTAACACCGTATTCATCCACTTGCTGAAGTTCAATCATGGTTGAGTGTGCGTGTTGATTGTTGATGCCGGCGTGGTTACATCTCAGGCCATTCGTATCCATCGGGAACCTCCCACAGATCGCCATCCTGATGTAGCCGCCAGGTAACACCATCGCTGGTGATGTTAGCGTTATCTAGAATGTTCTGCCATGCTTCCCAATACCATTCAGTATCAGGGCCAGCCTGACAAGTAAGCACGTCGTTGTAGTCAACGCCTACACACTTAGCCCAGTGTTCGTCAGCATCGCTGCAATACAGTTGGGGAATGTAGACACCGTGAGTATCTAACAGGACAAGGTTAGGCTCGAAACGTGTTGTCATGGTGTTAAGAGGATTGTGTGAGTTGGCCCCGCGTTAGCGGGAAAAGATCAAGATTCGCGCCAAGCTTTGCAGCATCGTGAGCTGATGTAGTAGTGAGCTGAATAGTCACAGATCTGATACTCATGCAGCGCGGTGTTAGCCTCCTTGCGAGACTCGAATTCATCCACAGTTTCTAAGTAGTTGTGGTTGATTGAGCGTCGTTGGATGTAGTAGGTCATGATTCTGTGTAAGTAACTGAGTAAGGATGGTGTTGGCTGTTGGGGAAGTCTTCATCAATCTCCGGCAGGATGAAGTTGTAGAACCCAGCCTCTGTGGGGATGATGTTATTCTCCTGGCAGTATTCCAAATAATCTGAAGGTTCGTAGTAGTAGGTGTGCGTTACTGCAATTTGTGCAACATTAAAAGGCTGCATAAGTCCTCCGGTTGCAGTAGGAATCGTTGAGGTTAGACAATCCAGCTTCATACTTACAACTAGCAACAGTTAAGTGCTGGTTGATTGCGTTAATTGACGTAACTGCCACGCCAAGAATGCTGGCGTTGACTGCTACTGCGGCACTGATGATAGCGATTGTTCGCATGGTGATGATAAGGTAACTGTGTGAGTTGGCCTTGCGTAGCGGTTAGGTTGCACTCTCTCCGAACATTTGTTCAAACAGAGATGGTTCGGACTCATACTTAATCTGTTCACGCACACGATTAAGCTCAGCCAGTAAAGCTTCGTGCTTAAGTTTCATCTTGTGCAGTTCATTCCAGCTGTGGAGAATGTCACGCTGCAGGGTGAATTGTTTGTTCACAAGATCATCCAGGAAGTCGAATGTTTCGTTTGTCATGATGTTGTCAGTAAAGGGGATAATCGACAGTATGCACGCGGAGATGTTCATAACCAGGAACATCGTGCGCCCAGTCTGGTGACGGTAACGTGCGGAGAAGTTTGCGATACATTGTCACGCTGCATTCAACACGTTCGGCATTGTATGCAGCATCCCGCCAGATACCTGGCACAGCATGATGCCCTAAGTAGCCCTCATCCCACGCTGCGAGCATCTCACCTTCAAAACTTAAAACATACAAACGCTGTGGGTTGCCGTTTGCATCATTGCGAGCACAAAGGTGTTGAATAGTTGCCATGATGTTGTTGCGATTGTGCTGAGTTAGTTACAGTTAATCAGGAGCAATAGCGGCCAACGACAACACGGTCGCAGTCACCTTCCACCAGACGTACAACTGTTCCGCTGAAGTATGAGTCGGAACTATATCCTTCCCAGTGCTGAAGTTCGCTGGTGGATTCTGCAGGTGTGCGGATAAAGTCGCACAAGTGGTAGAACTCACCGCGATACTTAAAGAACCCGTAGTTATACTCAATGCTATCGGGGTGCATCCAATCAAATTGTTTGCGGATCTTATCTTGATCTGATTGGCTGAAGTCGCACAAGTGCATCAGATCGCGTGGCTGATTGTTCGTGATGATGTTCATAACATTCACCAGCAATAGAGCTGGCAGCTGACAA